TCAGTTCTTCTTGAGACGTTCCCGAAGTTCGGCTATTTCCGCCTCCTGCCTGGTTATCAGTTTGTCCTTGTCGGCGAGCCACGCCTGCTGACTTGCTATCAGCTTGTCTTTTTCCGCAAGCAACTGCGCCTGCGCCTCAATCTTTTGCTCTAATGCCGCTATTTTGCCCTCTGTTGCGTTTATCGTCTGCGTGCCATGAAAGTTATCGCCGCTGATGACATTTTGCGACACAGGGCTTGTATTTGCGTCGAGCATCTGGTTGAAGGCAGCGAACTGCGCCTTGCCGATTGCCTTTTCTTCGGCTACCATTTTGCCTACACCGTCACGCAGCCAAAGGAAGGCAACATTGAAAGCCGAACCAATCTTTTGTAGCATTTTGCTTGACCACGGCTTTTTGTTGTTCATACATCGGCTCAATGTTGATACGTCAACATTGCACGCATCGGCAATAGCAGCTTGAGTGTAACCATAGTGTGACATAAATAGCTTCATTCTTTCTGATACAGCCTTGTCAACAGAAGTAATCTTTCCATCCATAGTTGTATATGTTAACGAGTGTTTATAAATCAATATAAAGTCAACTACAAATGCAAAAGAATGTCAATAAATCAACTTTAAACTTGATTTAGTATTGACATTTCGTTGACTTTTTGTACCTTTGCAATCGTTGACAGAGCGCAAGCGAAACAAACCCAATCAGCTCGCAAAACGCTCAATATATGTTTAATATGCAAATATAGCAATTATACTCGAAATGGCAAAGAGAAAAAGAATAAAACTTCGGCAAGGATGCCAAATTAAATTGGCAGAAGACTGCGGAGTAGGGGTCGCAACAGTCCGACGCGCCCTGCAATGGGAACGCGACTCGGACATTCAGAACCTCATACGCAAACGAGCACATGAACTCGGATACGTGAAACGCTGGTAACGGACGGTACTGCCGTCACAACATAAACCAAACTTAAAGCAAGCAAACTTAAAGCAAGAAAGATTATGAAACAGGCGACAGTAACACAGATTGAGAAAATATGGCTCTCGAACAAGGAGGCGCAAGTGTACCTCGGCGTGGGCATGGACTTCTTCAAGAACCTCCGTTCAAGCGGACGTATCTCGTTCTTCAAGGTCGGCACAACGGTATTCTACCGCAAGCGCGACATTGACAGGCTCATTGAGAAAAACAGAGTATGTTAGAGTTAATAGTACATTCATAATAATGGTTTTAAAAACTTTTGTTTCGGCGATATTTAATCGCTTCGTCGCGATGACGGTTTTCTACACTTAGAAGTTTTTTACTCATAACGGTTATAATTTAAATTGTCAAATTAATTATTAAACAAACATGTTTCAAGCGTGAAACAAAGACCTGCGGTCGTCGCGAGGTGGTCGCAGGCTTTTAAAAACAACGCGGAGTGGTGCAAGTGTAGCACGTGTGGTCAGATTTTTTCATAGGGTTAATAGATAGAATCGCTCATAATTAGTCAGTCATAAGTTAAATAGGCAGTTCATCCCACAAGATGCCGGTGTCGTAACCGCCTCCGCGACTTGAATTTGTTGTTATTGTTTTTGGTGGAAAACAGTTTGTAGTTGATTTAAGTTATTATTTGATAAAATTTCCCGCAAATCTGCGAAGACAAGCGGGTTTAACAAGGTCGGAACGCACGATTGGAAGTGCTGAGAACTATGGATAGGGCGCAGTTGTCTGTTTTTAAGCTTTAAATATTCTGGATGATGCCATTTGCTGAATAAATTCCTAATGCCCGAGCCTCGGAAAGTTCTTGCGGTTCGACTCCGCTTCCGACCACAAAGTAAAGACGTTCTTTGAATTGTTGACACACAGAAGAAAGGCATATAGAACGGCGCGAGACTAACAATCCAAGACCGCCGCCCGAGGATGCTGAGTAACGAAAGACCTGCTAAAACGTCTCCTGACGTAGCGAAAGCCGTGAAAGCGGATAGAATGAACCATGCCGGACTCTGAATTGCCGGCACAGGCAAAGCGAAAAGGAACGCAGTAGGCTGCGCAATCAAATTGCGCAAGACGGCGCACTGCAAAAGGTCTATAAAGGTGCGGAAAACAACAGACAGAGACTTTATTTAGTGTTTGTCATATTATATAAAAGAGGAGGGTGTGCAGAATGGTATTGCATTTACTTGCTGGTTCAAGTCCAGCCCCTCCTCCTGCTTTCTAATTCTTTTTAATATTGGTTAGTGAATATGTAACTGATAATTTCATTCATTCAAAGAGCAGTTGTGTGCCGTTCGTGAGGATAGCACGCACTTTTATTTAAAACAAATTAAGCAAAATGAATATAAAGAGAACGATACGAATTGCCAAGCATAATATATCACAGATTGCCGAGCTGCCCTGTGTGACTAACGTTGAAATGAATGTCGTCACGCGAAAATGTACGGTGCATCTCTCCGATAAGCACACAAAAGGGCGCACGGCAGCGCACGACAATGACTACATAGTAATGTTTGGCTCGGGAATATGGCAGTGTTTTGGCGCGGAAGCATACCAACGATTAGTGCTTAACCCGAGTAATGCAGCCAATTCAAAGCTATAAGTGCCTATGGGTAGACCAATAACGAAAGAGCAGAAAGACTACTTGATAACACATCTTAATGACCGTCCGCGAAGAGCCGTTGCAAGAGCTGCGGGCGTATCAATGGATACAATGTATAAGATAGTACATCAGCACGAAGGTATCTTACTGAGAGAAGGTGGAAAAACCAAGGCAAAGGACTGGGAGATAGTAGTCAGAGAATATCCACATCTTTCTTCGGGCGAAATAGCCAAGAAATACGGCATCAATAAGTCGCTTGTGATAAGATGTGCTGCAAGCTTAGGACTGAAACACACAGAAGAAACCAAGGAACGTTTACGTGAGCAACAACGCAACAGATGCAGACTTGTATCCACTCCCGAAGTCGTAGAAAAGAGACATAAAAAGCGAGCGAAAACCGTGCGAATGGAACTATTTAACATCAAGTCGGGTATGCCACAGAAAACAAAGTTGCACTTCTGTGTAATACCGAAGCGAGTACACTTCGTTATCAACTACCTGGTGCGTCGCCGAAATTACTTCCGCGACATTGAGGTAGGTGGCAGGTTCACGCTCTATTACGACGAACAAACGAAACGTTCCGGCAAGGAAGACTACTACACGAAATCCTGCGGACTGACGTTTGAGCAAGTGCAAAATTAGTTCTTCATATATTAACCATTAAAACCAAGCCGACAAGGACGGATTGCAGGTGCGAATCCTGCCGTTTTGAAAACTTTTTTGATTTTTGATTAAACTTGTCCTGTAACAAGTTGGGATTGCGTCATGGGCACCTGTAAGCCATGAACGCTGCAAGCAAGGAGTGACGGGTTCTTTTCATCTATGTTTGTAACAATCTCAAGCCTGTCATGTACCGAGCCTCTGGGAGCAAAACACACCGAGCAGGGTTGAAATCCCTGCAATCCCTCTATTTTTAAAAACGACTGAATATTATGGGAATTGTATTTTCATCGGTCATCATAGTTCTTTTGCTCGTCGTATTCGCAGCAGTCACCCAGGCTGCGGTCGAGTACCTCGTTGACTGTGACGACAATAACACGAAAAAGGAGATGTAGCTCATGGGTAGAACAAAAGGATGTCACGACTGCATCTGGGGCAACTGGCCCGAGATGTGCAAAGACCCGAAGCGAGACCCGAAGTCGAAATATTGCTGCTGCCAGTGGGAATGGCGGTATGAATAAAAAACATAAGGAATGAACATAAGCGAGGTATATGAGCGCATCCGAGAACGAGAGTCGGGCGCAAGTGCAGAATCACGTACACGAGCAGAGCTGCACATACAGAAGATTAAGGAACTCCGAGAGAAGCACAAGACGTTTATCAAGATGCCGCACACGAAAGCGTGTGACCTGGTGAAATACTGCCTTGCCATCGACAGAAACCTCGGTATTAACCGAATACATGAAAATGCGTTCGGGTTTATCTTCTTCAAGTATCAGTAACTAATTTTCTAAAAACATAAGGCAATGAGATCAAGAACAGCAGTGTGGTACGAGACCACGGTACGCTACGAGCGTTCAAAGGGTGACAAAAACAATATCACTACGGAAGCATACGCCGTGGACGCACTGAGCTTCGCGGAAGCGGAGCAGAGAATTACAGAAGAGATGGAACCGTATTGCTCGGGCGAGTTTGACGTGAAGAAAATCGCAATCGCTCCGTACAGAGAGGTGTTTTTCTCCGGGGTCGAAGACGATGGCAAGTTCTTCCGTGCAACCGTCGCGATAATTACGCTTGACGAGCGCACCGGCAAGGAGAAGAAGAACAACGTAAACTATCTCGTTCAGGCGAAAAACATCGAAACGGCACGCAGATATGTCGTAGATGCGTTTTTCAATACGGCAATAGAATACGAAATCAACCGCCTCGTAGAGACAAAGATACTCGATGTGTTCGAGAAGTAACATGATTTTAAAAACAGCATAACAAATGGAAAATAACGAATACGAAGTGCTGCAAGTGCAGCATGATCAGAACATCGTTCAGTTGGACGCAGTAGAGCGTGCCAACGTAGACTCGCAAGTGGCAACAGCAAAGCAATATCCGAGAAACGTCACACGAAGCATCAACAACTCAATCGCTATGGCGACTATGGATGTAAATACAGCGCAGAGCTGCGGTTACGCCCTCCCTCGCGGTGGCAAGCCTATCACCGGTCCGAGCGTGCATTTGGCGAAGTTAATCGTGTCCAACTGGGGAAATGTGCGTGCCGAAGCAAAGGTCGTTCAGATTACCGATAAGCAGGTCATAAGCCGTGGCACATGTTGGGATTTGGAAAACAATGTGGCGACCGCTTTCGAGGTACGTCGTTCTATCGTAGGCAAGGGCGGTCAGCGGTATTCGGACGATATGATTACCGTCACAGGCAACGCAGCCAACGCTATCGCATACCGCAATGCAGTATTCTCCGTTATCCCAAAGGCTGTTACCGATAAGGTATATCAGGCAGCACAACACTGCATCATCGGCGACCTCTCTGACAATGACAAGCTGATTGCCACTCGCAAGAAGTGCATCGACTACTTCAAGGATGAGTACGGCATCACGGAAGAGGAGGTTATAATGATTTGCGGAAAGCAGACCGTCAACCAAATCAAGGCTGAACAGATTGCCCTGTTGCGCGGCGTAATACAGTCGCTTGTAGATGGCGATACCACCGTCGAGGAGCTTATGAAGCCGTATCGCAAGGAAGAGAACAAGAAGAACGTTGCAGCCAAAGCAGCCGAAACCGCAGTCGCTAACGCTGCAAAGAAGGAGGCTAAGGCATGATTACCGATAATGTAGAACAAAGAAGTGTCGCCTGGTACCGCAGTCGCTTCTCCAATTTTACAGGTTCCGAAGTTCACAATCTTATGAAGTCGGGTCGCAAGAAAGACGAGGTGTGGTCCGAAACGGCAAAGAGCTATATGTACAAGGTAGCCGCCGAGCGCATGTTCAACCCCGACTTCCTCAACGATGATGATGTGTTTGAGGATTATCTCCATCAGACGAACTTCACCTCCAAGGCTATGCAGTTCGGCATCGAGCAGGAACAGTACGCCCGAGAAACATACATCAAGCTCAACAACGATGTCGAGGTGTTCGAGGTTGCATCCTGCAAGCACGATACCATACCGCACTTCGCAGCCTCGCCCGACGGCATCGTAAGAGGCACGGACTTGAAGTGCCTGGAGATTAAGTGCCCGAACATCGCAACTCACATGATGTATGTGGATAAGATACACGACGGCGCGTCGCTGAAAGAAGTCAAGCCCGAATACTATTGGCAGACAATGGCGGAGATGGCTTGCACCGGCGCAACGGAAACTGACTTTGTTTCCTATTCGCCGTGGCTCCTGAACCCCATACACATCGTAAACATTCCACGCAACGACGAGGACATCGCGCTACTTGAAGAGCGCGTGAAGCTCGCGAACGCTTTCGTGGAAGAAATCATTAACAAGTCTAAATCCTAAAAATTATCATGGACGTAGTAGGAAAAATCATAGTGGCTCTGCCACCCAAAAGTGGAACGTCGCAGTCAACCGGCAAGCCGTGGCAGGTCAACACCTATGTGTTGCAGACCAACGAGCAGACACCGAAGAACATCGCCTTTGACGTGTTCGGCGCGGAGCGTGTCGAACAGTACAATCTCAAAGTAGGCGATATGGTTACGGTGTCAATCGACATCGACGCTCACGAATACAACGGACGTTGGTACAACCAAATCAGAGCATGGAACGTTGTGAACCATGCTTCGGCACAGCAGCCGACCGCACAACCATCTCCCGCACCGCAGCCTGGCACCTTGTTTCCGCAGCCACCTGCACCAGGAGCACAGCCCGCACCGTCAGCAGGAACTGACCAACTGCCCTTTTAACGTTCGCAAGTACGTTCTGTGGGCACAAGCCAACCTAAATGCTATCATAGTAGGGTAGGTCACCTCCTGCCCTACAAACCAAATAAAAAGTCATTGTTATGAAAAACAGAATTTCCCTCGATTTGTCAAACATGGAAGCCTTCAAGGAGCTGACCAACATACAACTTGGTGAGCTTATGAGGGCCGTATTCGCTTACGCTTCCGACGGCACGATGTTGTCCGAGGATGCCGACCAAGCCGTTCGTGTCGCGTTCGCCTTCCTGAAGGCGGACGTGGACGCGGAACGCGACTCATACAAAAGACGCTGCGAGCGCAACAAGGAGAACGCACGCAAGCGTTGGGCGAAGCGTAACAAAAGCAAAAGCGCACACAAGACAAGCACGCCTAAAGATGTGGCAAGTCCTGTATTGCAGGAAAAGACCGCAACGGTAGACTACGAAAAGCTCGTTGCCTACTGGAACCGCCGTGTGGATGAAACAAAGTCCTCAATGGCGAAAGTGCTCAACATCACACCCTACCGCAAGAAGCTGATCGAGGAACGACTTGCGGAATATAACAATGACAACAAGGCATTACAGAAGGTGCTTGACAAGGCTCTCGCAGACCCTTATCTTAACGGCAAAAACCCGTCAAAATGGGTTGCTGACTTCAACTGGCTACTAAAACCCGAAAACTTCTCACGGCTTGTAGAGAGCGGCATTACAGCTTCAAGCGAACCGAAACCGCAGGCTGTGAAGGTAACGATTACTGAACCCGCTTTGACAAGCGAACGTCTGGAAGCGGAACGACACAGAGAGGAAATAGAGTTCACACGCGCTGAGCAGCAACGTAACAACCTCCTCGCAGCTACCAAGGCTGCGGACAGAAACCCGAACTGCATCCAGGCAAGGATAGCATACCGCGCCTACGAGGACGGCACGCTTGCGAGGCTCGGTATAGAATGGACTCCTAAAACATCAACCAATGGCACTGAAAGACGAGATACAGAAATGGCTAAGCGAGCATCCTGACGCAACAGTTGAGGAAGCGATATGGGCAGGGGCATATATCGAAATCGACTTGTGGTGCAATAAAACAAAATAACAATGACAACAACAGGAATAATATTACTCGTAGCCTACGTCGCCTTTGTGGTGGGTTCGTTAGGCTATACGATAGGGTTCCTTCACGGAAACTCTGCGAAATACAACGAACATAATAAGCTTTAGCCTATGGAAACAATGGATAAAGAAGTCTACGAAATCAAAAAGGACGGCATGACGCGAGCTGAACGCAGAGCATACCAAAGAAATCTGAAGAAGTATGACAAAAGTAAAGATTGGAAAGACAGCCATCCCGCTGCCCATTGATGACAAACCCGACATCATTCGTTACATCGTCAAGTACAAGAAGCACTGGTGGAGCAGATGGAAGTATGTCAAGGAACATGGCGTACCGAAGCTGTACACGAAAGAAGAGATAGAGAAACTAATCCCAAAGTACACGGGAGCGTAATCAGGATTGCCCAGTTGCAACCTCCGTACAACGTAAATAACGGACACTGGTGTGGACGTGTGAGAAAAAGGAAAATTCTACCACCACGCATTTAGACTAAAAAACAACAGATATGGTAAACGAAAAGAAAATTATCGCCTACAAAGGTTTTGACAAAGATTTTAAGTGCCGAGATTTTCAGTACAAGGTCGGCAAAACATACGAAATGGATGGCAATATTAAATGTTGTGGTCGTGGCTTTCACGCTTGCGAGTCGCCAATGGATGTGTTTGACTATTATGATATGCCAACTTCTCGTTTTGCTGAGGTTGAACAATCTGGCGAAATCGACAAAGTGGATAATTCAACAAAGATATGTTCTTCGCGCATTAAAATCAAAGCAGAGCTAAAACTTGCCGACATAATCAATTTGGGCGTTGAATGGCTGAAAGAAATTACTGCACCATCCAAGATTAAAGCAAACAACAGTAGCAATGACGGCGACTCCGCTCAGATTGGTTCATCGGGCGACTTCGCTAAGATTGGTTCATCGGGCGACACCGCTCAGATTGGTTCATCGGGCGGCTCCGCTCAGATTGGTTCATCGGGCGACTCCGCTCAGATTGGTTCATCGGGCGACTTCGCTAAGATTGGTTCTTCGGGCGACACCGCTCAGATTGGTTCATCGGGCGACTTCGCTAAGATTGGTTCTTCGGGCGACTCCGCTCAGATTGGTTCATCGGGCGGCTCCGCTCAGATTGGTTCATCGGGCGGCTTCGCTCAGATTGGTTCATCGGGCGGCTTCGCTAAGATTGGTTCTTCGGGCGACTCCGCTCAGATTGGTTCATCGGGCGGCTCCGCTCAGATTGGTTCATCGGGCGGCTTCGCTCAGATTGGTTCATCGGGCGCCTTCGCTCAGATTGGTTCATCGGGCGACTTCGCTAAGATTGGTTCTTCGGGCGACACCGCTCAGATTGGTTCATCGGGCGACTTCGCTAAGATTGGTTCTTCGGGCGACACCGCTCAGATTGGTTCATCGGGCGACTTCGCTAAGATTGGTTCTTCGGGCGACTTCGCTCAGATTGATAGTAGTGGTCGAAATTCAGTTGTCATGTGCGCAGGGTATGACTCAATGGCAAAAGCTGCTATTGGAAGTTGGATAACTCTTGCGGAATGGAAGGATAAAGAAGGTGAATGGAAGCCTGTTTGCGTAAAAACAGAATATGTGGATGGATGTCGTATCAAGGCAGATACTTATTACAAATTGGTTGACGGCGAATTTAAGGAGGTGGAATAAACATGACAAACAAACAGTATTTTCTTTTTGTGTTCGAGAAAGGTGACACCATACCGACTATTATACCAGCGGAAACAATATCCGAGATATACCCAGACGCTGACAACAAAACAATGGATATTATAACCGTAACTGGCAACGATATAAACTTCCAGAATGTCGAGTCGTTTAAAATGGTTCCTGCTGAGGAAATTAACTTTAACATGTAACAACAACAGATATGAAGAAAACAATCAAGACATTTGTCGGTAGGCTGCGCGATGCGTGGGCTAACATACGAGGACGCAATTATGTTTTTATCCGCCACGACGAGAACACAAGCGAACAAGAGGTTTTCCGCACAACAAGTTTTATTCTTGGCGCACATTGGCTTAGAATCAACGACAACGTAAATTATTTCTCCCGAGTAGATATGCTGCTTGACTTGCTGAACGATACGAACAGCATAATGATGCTTACAAAGGACGCTGACGGCACGCTGACTTACTGCTACGACTGCAAGTCGGAAGAAGATTTTGATGACTTAATCAGCATGGAGGTGAAGTAATATGAAAAGTGATATTTACTACATCAACATGGATGGCAATATCTACTTCAAGGTTGAAGATGGCGTTGTCTGTTCGCAAGGCAAGCAGACCAGTGTATCGCCCGACAAGCTCTCCGACTTCCTTGCAATAGCAAAGGAGCTTGGATTTAGAACAGGTAAGTTATGAAAGCAATACTGACGCTGGATAATGGGAAAAAGATTGCCGCAGACATCTTACCCCCCCCTGATTGGAAAACTCCGCAGACCACGTTCCCACAACGAATACGAACGTTGGTTTGTAGAGGAGTTTAACAAGGCGCAGCCAAACATGGTTCACAAGGTGGTGAAGGCGCGCACATACTAAGAAACTAATAATACAACAAATATGACAGAAGAAAGATTTTACTGCGAACGCCCGAGATGTAGCGTTCACAACAAGAAGACGAAGGCTCTTGCAAACAGCTTAAAGTTCTTCAAAAACGCTGAGTTTGGTTTCGGTGAGGACTTTACTCCCGAAATGTTTTTCGACCGCCTTAAAGAAGGCGTTGCAAGACTCAACAACAACTACAAAGGCAGAGAGATTGAAGTCACGATGATGCGCTTCGGCGGTACAATATCGTACGACTTCAAGGACAATCCTAACAGCGACGCCTGTCTTGGTGGCTTGACTCTTATGCCAATAGTAACAACTATTTACAACATTAACAAGTTTAAAGTCGAATAACAATGGGAATAGCATTAACAATCATTAATCTTATCTGTTTTGGGGGAGCATGGTACTTCCTTGGCAGAAGTTCGATATTCAATAGCCTACTGAAGAGCTATAAAGAAGCTTTAACAATCATCGGTAAGCAGTCAGCATTAATACAGGCTTACGAAATGAAGTATAACACAGAGAAAACGGAGGAAGAAGATGGAGAACAAGATTAACATTGCGGAGATACTCCGCGATATGCCAAAAGGCACAAAGCTGTATTCGCCGCTGTTCGGCAAATGCGAGTTGGTAGGCGTAAACACTGATGAATATGGTGATTTTATTCGTGTTGAGTCTTTTTTTCAAGACGAATGCGTAAAAAAGGAGAGTAGAACCTTTTCATCGGATGGTAGTTATTTTGGATGGTACCCAAACGCGGAGTGTTTGCTTTTCCCCTCTGCCAAAATGCGCGATTGGAGCAAGTTCTTCATGCGTGGTGATGTGGTGCTTAACGAGCATTCAGGATCGGTAGCTATCTTTGCCGGTTGGGTAGATGATGAATTTACTGAGTTTAACACAACTATCAATCTTTGTAAGAAAAACAACTTTTGGGGCAAAGAGAAAGAAACTTATCCTACGGAATGTTTCTCCAAAGTCGCCGACGAGGAGCGAGCTGAGTTTATCGCAGCAGCAGAGAAATACTATGACGGTCAGTATAACCCTGAAACGTTGCATGTAGAGCCTGTTAAGGTTATTGAACCTAAGTGTTCATTCAAGCCGTTTGATAAAGTGCTGGTGCGTTGTGGAAATGGAATATGGGGAGCGACTTTTTTCAGTCGTTGTGATAATAAAAGTGCTTGGGCGTATGTAGGTGTAGACTGTAATAACTGGGAGCAGTGCATCCCTTACGAAGGCAACGAACATCTTTTAGGTACGGACAAGTCACCAGAATAACAGCATGGCAAAAGACTTCTCGCTTGCAGATGTCAAGTTCCGCGAGACAGAGCATATCGCTTTTGCGGATAAATATATCACATCGTATGTGTCAACAGACATCGTGCCAAAGATATACATGAGCGTGCATACTCCTCGTGACGCAACTGGGCTTGTTTCAGGCAAGCCTAAGCGTTACTACCGCACACGATACAGCGCATGGGTAACGGAAAAGACATTTGCCAAGCAATATCAGAAAATAAGAGAAAAATTTTAAGTATGATAAATCTTTCTTTAAATAGAAAAGACTTCCTTTATGCAGTTGAGGGCTTCGCAAGTGGTTCTCACCTCCGACAGCACGTTTGGCAGGAGATTGTGTATAAGTCAATTCCGCAGATGTCAGACGACGATATGGACTACTTCTGGTTCTATATGCGACGCGACATCTTCGAGCGCTACTTCTACGAGCCGAACGGCAAGAAGAACACGCATTTCGGCTACGAGGACTTCATGCACGCACTCGCTGCTTTGCACAGAGGAAACCGCTATAAGGTGACATTTTACAGCGAGATAGAGCACAAGCAGCTCCAAGCTCTCTGCTACCGCTTTGAAGGCGAATATCATCCGCTTTACCTCTACATTGACGGCAAGGTAGTCGGCAAGACGAAGAAAAGCAGCGGCTTGCAATCGTTCAATGCGTTTGTTCCGAACGAGTGGATAAAGGCAGTTGCAAAGCACAAGACACCCGAAAACGAACACGTAGAACTCGGCAGAGAAGAATGGTGGAACGACTTGGAAATTTACGATAACTTTAAAACGGAACTATTATGATTGATGAAAAGAAAATACAAGAAGCAGCAGCCGGCAAGTTTAATGTAGGAGGCTTGGTGAATACTGTCGAACGAATTGCCTTTAAAGAAGGTGTTGAATGGTTTAAAAAAGCTCTTTGGCATAGCCAGGATGAAATACCAGAGGACGGAAGAATAATTCTTACAAAAGGATGGTATAATTGCACAAGGTCAGGAGACTATGTTATAATTAATACTACTGAAGATATAAACTACAGTAATGTTGATCCTGATAGAAAGTTTCAATGGGAGTGCTTTTGTGGACGTGCTGTGACACCTATCACATGGTGCTACATTGAGGACTTGCTGCCTAACAAATAAATATCAAGAATATGGAACAGAGATATATAGCCGGTGATTGGGTGAGATATATAGGAGTAGCCTCACCAATAGTCGCGCAAATTACAGAAGTGAGAGAGGACAACCTTTTAATTGATCTCGGCGAATGTAACTGGTACCTTGCAGACTACAGCGAAGTGGATTCTATCCGTTTAACTGGCGAAATTCTCGAAAAGAATGGGTGGGAAAAGAGTCGCATATACTTTACGAATAGACGTATTCCAAGAATCAAACTTTGCTCAGACAAATCAGAATCCAAGTGGTCTGTTTCAATAAATGGCGACATTATGGGAGGTTATATCTATAATGTTCACGATTTACAGCATATCCTATTTGCTTTTCGGATTGAACAAGAAATAGAGGTGTAGGCATGAAAGCTATAGACGAGATGTAGACAACTATGTAAAAACTACAGAATATGATTAAACCAGAAGATTTAAGAATAGGCGACCTTGTAAGAGTAAACTGCGATTGCATATATCCGAAAGGCACGAAATGCGTTGTTACCGATATAAATCCCCTAACAGCCTTTGAAGACAAAAAAGGGACCGCCTGTCTAAGCGCTATCAATGATGACGGTGACGGACCATGGTGGATTTGGTGCTGTAAAATTGGGGGCATACCTCTCACGTCTGAATTTCTTGAAAAGAACGGATTTAAGGAGGAGCAGCATCAAAAGGAAGGCACTTCGGAATGGTACGACTTCTATCATTACGACCTCGGCATTAATATCGTGTACGAGGTCGAAGAAAACAAGTTTGCCGTTTATCTTGACGGCAAAAAGTTACGAGAAATACAATACGTTCACGAACTCCAGCACATCCTTTGGGCGCTGGGTCTGAACGCAGAACTAAAAGTATAAATGTATGAAGAAGATTATGTTCAATGACAAGTACGGTCTCACACAAGCCGTACTCGAAGGCAGAAAGACTCAAACAAGAAGAATAGCCTATACCGCAGGAAGATTGAGGGATATTACGGTTAGGCAGGATTTAGAAGGTGTAAACAAAGGCAAAGCATGTCTGTTTGACGAGGGAATACTTCTCGCCAAATCCGCTTACAAACTCGGCGAAACTATAGCCATCGCTCAAAAATACGAAGATTTAAGAAAGGACGATGAATTTTATCGTCTTTGTGGTAAAAACGGAATGCCTTTGGAGTGCATCAAATACGAGAAAGGATGCCACAATAAGATGTTTGTCCGTGCGGACCTTATGCCCCATCATATTCGCATCACCAACATCCGCGTAGAGAGGTTACAGGACATCAGCGAGGAAGATTGCATGGCGGAAGGCATTTGGCGTGACGACAACGTAGGGCTTGAAGGTACAACGTATTGGTATCATGGTCTTGCCAACTCCTCGCTCAGAACAGCGAAAGAAGCCTACGCCTCCCTTATCGACCGCATCTCCGGCAAAGGAACTTGGGAGAGCAACCCTCATGTGTTCGTTTATGATTTTGAACTTGTAAAAAAAGAACTGGAGGATTGATATGACAGAAAAAGATTTTGAAAAACAGATGCGTGCTCTCAATGAAAAAGAAATGGAGATAGCACACCAAAAGTATGAGTTGCAAAGACAATACCTTAAAGAATATCCGTTACAAGTAAACGACAAGTGCGTAGATCGTGATGGCAAGGTTTGCTGGATTAGCAAACCTTATTTCTATGATTTATCGGCAACATTTCCGTATTTTACGGTTAATTATGCCAAGAAAGACGGCACGCGCTCCAATCGTGAGCAGCACGCTTGGGGATTAACAAAAGTAGAATAATACAATTAAAGCAAATAGTTATGACAATCGAAGAAACAAAAGAGCGCATCGCCGTGATGCAGGCGTATGCGGACGGAAAGCAGATACAGTATTTCGAAGAATGTACAAGGAGATGGGAAGACATTACTGCCCCGAGTTGGATTCGTGGTATTCCTTACCGCGTCAAGCCCGAACCCAAATACCGCCCGTTTAAGGATGCAGACGAGTGCTGGCAGGAGATGCTGAAACACCAGCCGTTTGGGTGGATAAAGTGTAGAGGATGTTATTTTAACATTGTAGCCGTCACTGACGTTTATGCGTATCTATCAGAAGCCGACGGTAGTGCAATACTGCTGGCTTCCAAGAATAGCTATAACGACAACACGTTTGCCGACGGTGCGCCGTTCGGAGTAAAGGAGGATTAGGTATGTATGCAAGAAAAGTTGCACTATTGCCATGTATAATGCAGAATGAGTACTCCTTTCTAAAGTTTGGATATATAGTCCAATACAAGAGACATTTTTGGCAGAAATGGAATACTGTTCTCAACAAAGACGGCAATCTGCTTATTGTTTCAGAGAGAGCAGCAAATACGGCAATCAGAGAATTACGAAACACAAATTATATAACACTTAGCAGTGATAAACAGAAATAAAAAATTTACATTGGCAGTGCTTGCGGTAGGGCTTGCTTCCGTGGTTTCGGCAGTCAATGCAATAATTAATGCTTATTTCGGTATACAATACTTTTTTGCGTTACTGTCAGCGGAATATGTAATCTGCATACTATTGTTAATCAAATCCGATGATAAAACAGAAGATAAATTATGAACAGAGAAATTAAATTCAGAGGCATACGCCTCGACAATGGCGAATGGGTGTATGGCGACTTGCTCCATCTCGTAGACGGTGTGTACATAAGCAACGATAACGGAAACAATATGGCGCAGGTATACCCCGGTACGGTCGGGCAATACACAGGACTGAAAGATAAGAACGGCAAGGAAATTTATGAGGACGATATTCTTGCGCATAACGGAAAGAATATTGGTTTTGTAGCGAATGATATGCGCTGTTATTGTTTTGATTTAGTGTGCACCAACACAGCAAACACATGTACAGTGTCGTTGCACGATACTGTTGTCAACGATCACGAAGGCGATGTAGAAATTATCGGCAATATTAACGACCCAGTGGAGTTTTGAACATAAAAAATAAATAAAACAATGAGAAAAATTAAATTTCGTGGCAGATGCGAGAAAGAAAGCCGCTATGCTGGAGAATGGATGGAAGGTAGTTTGGTGCAATGTGAGGATGGAGCTACATTAATAGTTGTGGCACATTCAGACAATTGTACATCCACATATCACGTTGATCCAGAGACCGTATGTCAGTTTACTGGCTATGTAGACAAAAACGGCAAGGAGATATATGAGGGTGATGTTATCCATATCGGACCAGATTATTGTGTTGTGATATGGGTGGAAGATTTAGGAGGCTTCTACCTGAAAGCGGATTATGCAAAATTACCTTGTACCAGACCTTTAGGTGCAATGCTGTGCCGTTACGACTTTGAGGTTATTGGAAATATTCACGACGACCAGAAAGGAGGCTAATATGCAGGACGTAAAGATAACATTTAGGGTTCGGGTGTATGACGATGAGAGCCGTGTCATAATCACAGAGCCAACAATGACAGACTCTATAAGCTTTAGCGTTTTTACGGGTATCATCAGAAAACTTGCGGACTTTCAGGAAGAATGGAACGAGGAACACAAACCCGAAAGCAGAGAACAATGACACAAGAAGAGGAGAATCGGCACATAAAGAAGCTGGAAGACGCAGGGTTTGACTGCGGTAGCAGCAGGTCAATGCTCGAAACTATACAGCTCTTGAAACTCTCAAAAGGAGAAACACGGAAAATTTAATAAAAACAAGCGACAATAATGAAACAGGCAGATTATATCAGACTGACGGCACAGATTGCCGTACTGAAAGAAATTGCCGTTGATTACAGCGGCAAGACGATAGGCAACATCATACAGCAGCTCGAAGCAATTAAAAAGGAGGTAGAGAATGATTAGAGTAGACGCATATCGCTGTTCGCACTGCGGAAAGCTGTTTCTTACGGAAAGACGTTGCATAAAACATGAGGAAAAGTATTGCAACAAATCTCCTTGCAATATCGCTGCTTGCTATTCGTGCAAGTGGTACAAAGAAACGGGGCAAACCACAACTATTACAATTACAGGGCTTCCTCCGTTGGCAGGGCATGAACATGAATATGAAAAGACGGTTCGTGTAAATATATGCTTGAAGCATCACAACGCCAAAATGTTCAATTCGTTTCATGCGTCAGAAAAGCTTGTTGACGATGCAGAAAACGGCGGCTTCTGTATCATGCCGACAATGGAAGAAGGCTGTTTGGATTACAAAAAGAAGGAAAATGAAGATTAGGAAAACAAAGAAGCGTTACAAAACCATGTTTCTGACGCCAGCTTACTGTACTAAGGTAAAGTTTAAAAAGATAGGTACATTAATCAAAACACTGTGCGGTGTGTTTGTTATATACGAGGTACGCAGGTGGTATCGTAAAATAGAATTGACAACTCGACATGTGAGCATAAGAGTGGCGCGTAGAAAACAATTTCAATAAAACTCGAATTATGAACAAAAAAGTAAATAAAATTTCCTTCTCATGGGAGCAGCGTAGCACGCTTGATACCGAGCGCGTGGGCGCTATGTATTGCTTCAAGCGTTGCGATGTTAATCAAACTTAACGGTATGGTACAATTTCAAACATGGGAGAGCGGCTTGCATATTCTTATCACAAACGAGGTGTGTCGAGGAAGCGTGCAAGTTTGTTTCCCAGTTAAACAGGAAGATAAAGAGAATATATGCAACGCCGATTGTATACTATATGCATTATGGGTAGACCCACAATGGCGCGGCAAAGGCGGCGGCAATTATATGTTAAGAGCCGCCGAATATAACAGCAAATTAAAGGGTGCTAAAACTATTGCTCTGACATATCATCCTTCAGATACCCCTAAATGGGTGCTTGATTGGTATATAGCTAATGACTATCAAATCAAGGATGAGGATGAAGAATATAAAGTATTGGTTAAGACGCTATAAATTAAATCAATTAACAATGGAAATACTCAAAGAAATCAAAGTTCCTACGGGTGAAATCTACACCGCAAAAGGAGATAAAGGCGTGTTGGAATTTCTAACAGTAGCCGACTACGGTAAGAATGCAAACATCAAAGCTGACTTTCTCGGCATAACAAGAGAACTGAATGGAGTGCCGAACGGAACGCCGATGCCACTAACCGAAAAATGGGTAGTAACAATCTCTACCCAGTACGGCTGCTCAATGAACTGCAAGTTCTGCGACGTGCCGAAAGTCGGACCGGGACGCAACGTAACTCTGAACGACCTGCGTAACGAGATAACAACGGCGTTAAGTATGCACCCAGAGATTAACCATACCAAACGCCTTAACGTACACTATGCACGCATGGGCGAGCCGACATGGAACGAGGCTGTAATCGAGCACGCGCGTTTCTTCTTGCGTGATGATATTATCCCTTACATCGGAAATTCGCTTGTGCATCCTGTAGTAAGCACGATGCTTCCGAAGCATAATCGAGGCTTAAACGACTTCATTCGTGAATGGGTTAGGGTAAAGAATCTCGACTACAACGGAAACGCAGGCTTGCAGTTCTCCATAAACTCTACCGACGACGCACAGCGAGAATACCTATTCTCGGGAAACGCCTTACCATTGAGAGATATTGCAGAACTTGCTGATACTCTCGTATCTCCGTGGGGTCGTAAGTACACTCTTAACTTCGCGCTTGCCGACGACTCTATCATTGACGGCAAGGTGCTTGCTTCGATGTTTGACCCAAGCAAGTTCATGTGTAAGATTACACCGCTCCACCGAACAAACAGCTGCGAAGCCAACCATATTCAGACAAGCGGAGGTTACGACTCGTTTGTGCCGTACAAGAAAGTGGAAGAAGATTTGAAGACAAATGGATTTGATGTAATCGTATTCGTTCCTTCGTATGACGAGGACAACGGGCTGATTACTTGTGGCAATGCAATCCTGTCCGGCAAGAAGCCGACATCAAGCTACAAGGAGGTAATATTTTAATCTGACAAACAAAAATGAGCAAAAAGAAAATATACATATCATCGCCGATAACTGGCTACAACCTCAACGAGCGACACAAGTTCTTCGCTCGGATCGAGAAAGAACTGACAATTCTCGGCTACAAGGCAGTCAATCCTATGGGCAAACCTTTGTCTGACTCTGCGCCGTACACGGAACACATGAAAGAGGACTTACGCCTACTCCTCGGCTGCGACGGCATCGTCGCACCGAACCGATGGCGGTGCTCAAAAGGCTGCGAAACGGAACGTCGTGTGGCGGACGCTTGCGGAATACCTGTCGTAGGCGTGATAGGCGAAGCTCACGATTTGCAAATCTTAAACGCGATATAAGCATGAGCACAAGTCAGTTAATAAGCCGCACTCCGAGAAGGGCATATATTATCGCGCCAAGTGTAAAGCAGAAAGAGGAATTGCTAAAGAGCATTGACCGCTATTGTTCGCTGTATTACATCACAATGGGTTCAGCATACAATATTGCTCAAACAGCGATGATAGATGCTTACAACGCAATTAAAGAGGACAAGAAGCTATACCGTCAGCAGACAAAGCAAAGCATCAACAAGGCTCTTGCTGCTTACAACACATGGGATGCGAAGATGCGCTTTGTCCTCGCCGACCGCTATCAGCTTTGGCTTGACCTATCCGATGCGTCGGAAGCGGAACTGAAACCGCTCGTCACAACGCTCTATTACTGTATCGACAACTACTTCTTGAAGAACAAGGTGCCGAAAAGTAAGATAATCGCCCGTATGGAGACGGCAATGGTGCTGATAGATATTGCTGTAAACCTGTTCAGAAACCTGTTTGACAATATTCAGAAGAAGATAGGAATGGACTTGCGCCAGGCGTTTAACGAAGGCAACGCACTGGAGTTGCAACGCAACTGGAACAACGCCATGCAGTCCGTTATAAACGCGATACCAGGGATGCCCGATATTGACATCAACGATGATGCGGACAGCGTTCAGGCGGCGAAGAATATCGTAACGAAAATCTCGAACGAGGGCATCTACGACCGCGCAGGAGAGTATGCGTTACAGGTGAACCCCGAATATAAACCAGAGGATTACGGAGAATAGGTTAATACCAACCGCGCACGGGCAGCAGGAGTAAAATCTTGCTGTCCGTGCGCGGTTTTTTGTCATTTGTCTTGCAGCGTAAACGCCCGACCGTACAGCAGCATCGTAAGAATAATCAGCGTGTAGTCCGCAATCTTTGTTGCTTCTGAAATGCACAGCGTGCCGTGCCCAAGCCTTATCAGAATAACTCCTGCAAGATACAGGAACGGTATTCGCCACACCCAGCTGAATTTGAAAAGAAAACTCGCCGGCAGTAAAACGGAGGGCAGCACGATATACGCCAGTATATATAATGACACAACCAAAACGGCGTTCTCGTTCAGATCTAAACCCATTGACGCTGCGTTATGGTGAAACCAATACACGCCGGACCAGTGTAAAACCATAAGGAGTATAGGTATCGCTCTTATGCCGATTCTGTAAAACCAAAACAGCTTTTCGGCAAGCGTATTTGTCTGTATTGTTTTCATACCGCTAAATTTATCTTACGTGATTAATATATTCTTTAATTCGGCAATATCATCTGTGGTAATGGTTATACTCTTGTTGCTGCCAAACAACAAGGCAGAGATAATACCATCAGGCATATCAATAGAGATACATCCATCGCCTATTGTGCCATGAAGAACCCCAATATCAAAAGGCTTTTTCTCCATCGCTTTCAGTATTTGCATCGCGTCATCGAAAACAGATTCCGCATCAACAACCCCATTTTCATCAGCGACAAACAGGGATAGATTGTCAATTTTCTCTTCCCATTTTTCCTTGTTCCGACAAACGATATTGTGCGCTGCTCGCTTCATATACACAGAAGGTATAGCAAGCGACGGATTGCCTTTTATCATGTCGTCAATTCTTGCGTCTATCCAGGTTTCTATTGACGGCGCAAGACGTTCTTTCAGTTCTTGTAAGTTCATTTCTTGTTCCCTCCCTTCTTCGCTCCTTGAACCATAGCGAGATATTCCTGCCAAGTCTTATCACTATGGTTTGTCATATAATCGTTAAGCATAGCTGATTTTTGTTCCTCTGCTTGTGCTACTTCTTTTCTCAGTCGTTGCATCAAAGATAGATGTTTCTTCAATGCGTCTTGTCCTTGCTGAGTGCTTTCAATACGAGGACGTATGATGCGTAATTCCTCGTCTTGCACCAGCTTAGACACATATCGCAAGCTGTCAACGTACTCTTGATTCTGCATCAAATACTGACGTTGTGCGCCCGTAAGATTGTCTTCAATCTTGTCAATCTCATCCCATAAAGGGGTGGGAGACTGCTGCGCTTGCATATTGATAGATGCTCGCTTCTGCTGTATTGCGTCATACATCTTCTGTAGCTCGGCATCCATCATCTGCGGCTGCTGCTGGCCTGTACCCATATCCAATAATGGGCTGTTTCCAAAATTCATCATAGTCAATATCTTTAAGTTGGTGATATGCTATAGAGAGGTGAGAGGGCATCCGCCAACGAGGACAAACGCCCCTCACCAACTCATTTTTTCTTAGTCCGTCTAACCGACTTCCTTACAGCTTTGTTACGCTCCTGTAGTGGGAGTGGATGTAGCAGCACATCCGCAAAAGTTCGCGGATGGAAGAACTGTAACAGTAGGAGTGCTCTGGAGTCCGAGGACACCATCAATCTTGCGGCAGCACTTCTCGTTCACGTAAGCCATCATCAGCTTCTCCTTGTAAGGAGTGAGGGCTTCCATAATAGCAACCTTCTTGTCGAGGTCGCAATACTTAGCTTGCAACGCATCGTACTGGTCTCTCTGATTCTTGTACAGACCGAAGTCCGCATCAATCTGAGACTTGTAAAGACCGAACTCAGCCTGCATTGCACGGCGGTTCTCAGCGTTGATAGCATCGTTAGCGCCCTTGTACATAGAGAACTTCTCTGCGATGTCAGTCTCACGCATAGCGTAGAACTTGTTAGCGGTGTCGAGCTTTAAACCGAACATGTCGGTAAGCAGCTTCACCTCATCAGCGCATTCCTTCTCCATTACCTGCAAGGCGGTTGGCTGATTTGAGCTTGAGTTAGCTCCGTAAGTGTTGATGTTTACATTCTCAGGCATGTTGCTGCCACCGAGAGAGCCGAAGACACTACGACCATTGCCATTGAGCAAAGCTAAAGCCAAGCCGCCGATACCAATACCAAGGGCTGTTCCTGCCAAGCCCTTGCTGGCATACTCATCGTGCTTCTTCCCCTCTTCGTAGATTTTCTTCTCTACTACTTTTGCATCCGTCATTTCCATAATACAATCTTTTGAAATCCTCAATATTAACTAACACTATTTCGTAACGTTACACCGCAAAGTTAGCGAGTTACGACGGATAATGTCATAACACGCTCAAAGATTTTATATTACGCTGATAATCAGATATATAAGGTGATAGTCGGTACTATCACATCGCAAAACGTTCTTTCCAGTGTTTAAAGAATTGGAAAGAAATGGAAACAAAAAAAAAGAGAAGCCTCTTTACTTGCCTCTCTTGTGTTTTAAGAAGTGAAGAATATCCCACTTCTTCCAGTATCGTGTGTGTCCGCGCTTCTTGCATTCGCCGTTCGGTATTTCTCCTCGCTTCACCATTCTGTTGAGTGTCGCGTCGCTAACGCAAAGTCTGTCCTTCACTTCCTCTGCGCTCATCATCGGGTTAAGCATATTAGGAAGTATGTCCTGACAGAGTGCTTCTATATCATCGTCACTCATACCGCAAGCCGTCACTTTCTCGCCGTTGCGCTGCTGCTCGTCTGCCTTAAAGCACGAATTGGCAAGCGATTGCAACAACGTGCCGAGCATCTTGTAGCCGAAAATCTTTCTCATAGCATTTCTGTTTAACTGAACATTCTTTTGCCGAGCTTTGATTTACAGCAAAACCAGTCGGCAGCTCCGTAGACATACAGCAACAACGTAAACGCCATGATTGCAAAGTGCGCCATTATCATCTCGTTGGTCGTGTACCAGTTCCAATATACAAGGTGTATCGAATTTACACCGAAGAAGTAGAAGAACGGTATGCGATACCTCCAACATAGCCAGAAGAAGCGTGACGCAAGAATAATAACCATCGGCAGTACATAGACCATGATGTATATAAATGTGTAGCACGCCCAATTTGCTCTGTGCACGGCAAACATCTCCTTTGGATTGCGGCTAAAGTCAAACACTCCGTACATGTGCGCCGTCATTATGAGTATTGGAACCCACTTGCAGAACCAACGGAAGAACCGCAATATTCTGCGTGAATACTGATTGCCGGACTCTGCCAGCAAAGACATAATCTCCGATATGTCCTTACCCTTCACAAGAGCAAGAAACATCCTTTTATCATCCTCGTTCATAGTGATTTTTTGGTTTGACGTAAAATGTCTGTTAGTTCTATTCGATGCAAGTTAGTCATTTTTTCCCAAAGTTGTATGCACTGTTATTTATATTTATATTTATTTAAACACTGTAAAAAACGCAAGTCTTTAGCTCAAGGGTAGTTCACTTTAACTCCTTGCCTATCCATCACGGACAGGCAAGGCTCCTGAAAACAAATCACCTTAAACTAAAAAACTAATAACTAAACAATCTACATATTATCTCTTTCTGTGTATCAGCCAAAGCAGCAGCGAGATTAAACATAGTACCACCGCTCCGACCGCTATCTTGCCTACGAACATCTGCGTCCGCTCCCACCATGTCGCCTTGTGCTCAACTGGCACCGGCACTGGGATTGAGTCTGCTCGCAGGATAGACTTGTATATCGTGTCCGTCTTCACGCTCACTCTGTCACGCCATTTGTACACGTTCTTTGTTTTGTATATTGTATCACCTATCATGTAGCTCTCGACATATATAGAGTCATGTACGCGGAACGTATCGGCTTTGTAGTTGGTCTTGTACAGCGTGTCCGTCTTGTTAATCACTCGCTCCAACACAACAGGTTTCGGAGTTGTGCAGCTCGTTACCACAAGCAGGAGCAGATGCAGCATAGAGCCGACGATGATAGTGAAGCCGTAGCGACAAATATCGTCCCACTCAATACCTGGTAGCTTATAACGCTTCCACTGATATACCTCACGCAGCACCATTACTGGCAGTGCAAGAACGCCTACGAACACCGAAGCCACAAACCAACCGATTGCGCCCTGTCGGTTTCGATTATTCTCGTCGTAGCCTTCATCGACTACACCGAGCTTGTCTGCCTTGTAGAAAATAAAGAGTGTTGTCGCTCCCAATATGATGCAGTTCAGTAACATCAGAATTTCTCTTATATCCATATCCGTTAATTTTTATTGTTATCCATTGCTTCCTCTACCGCCTCGCCGATGTCTTCGTTCTTCCTCTTGATGAGAGCGATAATGAGGCGTTTTATAGAGAACGTGTTTTTAATTCCGTGCAGTGCACATACGTGCCCTACGATGCTGTCAATCTCCCAGATGCACCCGAAGCCTAAGCCGATAGCCGCTGTTGTTACGTGGTTTGCCCAGCCCAGCGGTTCGAAGATAGCCAAGCCGAGTACCGAGCCGAGTATGAGGTATGTAACGTAGTCTACCGCCTTATTGCACGTTCTGCGCCCAGCTCGCGAAAAGCGGAAGTGCTCATGCTTTTTTAGGCTCTCCGACACACCAAACCAAAAATCGGCGACGATGAGAACGACAATAAGAACGAGCATCCAGCGTAAATCGAATAATGCGGTAAGTGCTTCTGTGCTCATGGTGCCGACTACGAAAGCCTTGCCTGTACTTGTAGTGATATTTCCTGCCATCTCCATTGTGTTTACTCAATTGTTATCCAAATCTGTTCTCCTCTCTTGTCGGCAATCGCCAGTCTAAGATAAAGCCTATTGAACGTTGCCTTTGAGTTCAGCACCTTGCCCTTCTCCTTATTCTCGCCGACAAGGATGCAGCCCTCCGTGTCTTTTGCTGTGTTACCGCAGTGAATAAGCACACCTTGGAAGCCTATCGTATTGCACAACCTTGGCAGTCTACCCTTGCAGAACTGGTACTGCGCCCGACCTCCGAAGCGAGGCGATACAGTCTTCATATCGACGAGGTATCTGCCCGTCGGTATGGCGGTTTCGCCCTTAATCTTCACTCCGCATATCTGCGCCACCGACATGTTAGATGTCAGCCCTCTGTCCTTGTCTTCAAGAGTGTCGCAGACGTATGCGCCGTCAACGTACATCTTACCGATTGTGTACGCCTCCTTTCTTGCTATTCGTTTTACCTTGATTTCCATGTTATTTAAGATTTAGATGAATAATGTTGTTACGATGTTGAGTATTGCGCAGCACTCGACGATGAACAGCCAGTACGGACGTTTCCAGACGCAGAGCACAGCAGCGAGTACGGCAAACAGCACCGTAGGCAGAGCGTTGATGCTGCACGCCCACGCCACGCTTGCTATTGCCGACGTGATAGCTCCGCACTTGTGTATCGTGCGCTGACTCTCGTCGAGGTACGCAGGAGCTGCGCCCACAAAAATGATGCCCACGCAGGTGAGAAACGCCATACACTCCAAGCCGCCCTTTGAAAGCATAAGCGGCAGGAACGATGCGCCGAGCGTCGCCATGAGCGCAGGAAAGAGCCAGTCTTTATCTGCAAGGTAGTACACCTCCGAGAGCATGGTCGGCACTCGTTTTACCACGCAGCAGCTGAAAACGTACAGCGCAAGAGCGATGAGTATAATAATAGCTAATGTCATCATGCTACACCTCCATCTTTAACTGCGCAGGATAACCTGCCGTGATGTCGTACTTCTCAACCTCCTCGATGCTCGCCAGCTCGCTCACTGCCTTCTTGTGTGCCGCCGTCACGTTAAAGCACTCGTATGCGTAGTTCTCGATGCTACGCATGAGCATTTCAGCTTGTGCGCACGGCATCGTGAAAGACATACCTTTCATCCATATTGAGATGTTTTCCTCGCCCAACGCTACCTTGTCGGCGATATTCTGACGCAAGCCCATGCGCTTATCGACATTCGGAGATGATGGGTCGTCTTTGCTCCACGGAATAAGCATACCGTTCAGGTAAAAGCCGTTGACGGCAGAAGATTTGTCGTAAGCGTCTATCTCTGCCAATAGCATCCCCTTCGCTTCTTCGATCGTCTTGCCCTCGTACTTCTTTTTGTTCTCGGCTCTGAGGTAGTCGCTGTATGCAACCACCTCATAATCATGCAACTCCGCGTCTTTGGCGCAGTATATCTCACTCGTATAAGTGTCGCTGCCTTTAAGTATAAAACCCTTGTCTGCCGACACCTTCACGCAGCCGTTTTTCACCTCCGTAACGGTTACGTTACCTTTCTGTTTCAGTTCTTCTATCTTCATGTTCTTATGCTATTATATATCCCTTTGCGGTCAACTGAGCAATTCCGTCTTCTCCAAGTACTGCCTTTGTATTTGCATGAAGTTTGATGGTGATAACTCCAAGACCATTTGCTTTGCGGTCATAGAGAGTAAGAAGAGATTTTACACTGTTATCTCGCCATCCCACGAACTCTGAAAAATCAAGTGTTCCGACAGAATCCTTCATACGCCCAAAGTCTTCACCAACAGTCAATGATTGAATTGGACAATATTTTAAAAAGCCATTCATTGTTGTAACACTTTGTGTATTCACACCACTAAGATTAATCTTTTTGAGAGGAGTTAAATACAAAATTTGCGACATATCTGTAACATTACGTGTATCAAGACCGCTCAGGTCAATCTCTGTAATAGCAGTATTTGCAAGGAATTGCGACATATCTGTAACATTACGTGTATCAAGACCGCTCAGGTCAATCTCTGTAATAGCAGTATTTGCAAGGAATTGCGACATATCTGTAACTTTATTTGAATTAACATTCTCAATATTGAGATGTTTCAGCTTAGTCATAATCCAACAGAAAGCTCTCAGGCTATTTACATTATCAAATGTAAAACCTTTTAGATTAAGTGTCGTCATGCCGATATTTGCCCATACTGGATCGGGAGATTCTGCCCATTTACCGAATACTGCTTTAGGTAGAGCAATCATAGGAACAGTCTCATTGAAATGAAAATCACACAGGTATATACATTGTGGGTTTGGAGATGGAGAGCCGTCAGGTAATGTAGCTTTAAATGAGAAAGACTTAATGTCTTTAAATGTGTAACTTTTATACGGTTCCAGTAGTATATCCTTTTCGTCTATTACAATTACAATACTCTTTTTCGACCTTATTTCTACCCACATCTTTGGTATCTTTGCGCTCACCTCATCCACCTTTTTGTTTATCTTTGCTAACTGTGAACACATATTAGCAGTACTTCCATCACGTACAACCTTCATTGCAAGATTGGCAGAATCTATCTTGTAAGATACCACAATCTTGATAGCCGATGCCGTGGTGAAGTTCGACACAAAGCGACAATATCCGTCCTCGGGCAGCTCTGCGTTCGCATTGAGGATAGTCATAGGCTGATACGCTCCGACCGTAGTGGTATAGACACTTGGCAAGGATGTTACGTTATTTCCGTCTTGGTCTGTAATGGTCGTGATTGATGATGAATAGTCGTATGTATAGATGTAGGTCTTGCCGTTGTATGTAGCCTTTGCGGTCAGCACACGTCCGCTCCCGTCATACATATAGGCATAGTCAATGGCTCGTGTTTCCAGCTTGTCGATGTACTCTGCAAACACGCACACGTCAGACGATGTTTCACCAGGATTAAAGAGATAGATATTTCCCAACTCCGCAGTGAACTCCGCAATCGCCCAACCATTCTTTGATACCATCACTCCGTCAGCGGATATAGCCACATTGTTCTGCTTTGCCGTCAGCGTGATATTCGGTCGGTCTGAATATGCGCCCATGCTCTCCTTGATACGGGTAACATCTGCCTTCGTCTCACTCGCCTCTGCCTGATCCATCAGTTCGAGAGTCTTCACCTCACCCGTCCTGTCCGTCACTGTCAGCACGTTGCCGTTAAGCTCGGCGTTCACTCTCTCCGCTTCTGCCGCTTTGCTGTCCGCGTTGTTACCTGCTTCTGTTGCCACGGCCGCTGCGTCAGTGGCGACTTTTGCCGCAGAAGACGTGCTGGATATTGCTTCGGACACACGTTTTTCGCGCTCGGCATCAGCTTTTTCTCGCTCAGCTTCTGCGTTCTGACGAGTTGCTTCCGCAGTTTCTCTCGCTGTTTCTTGGCGTACACGCTCGGTTTCAGCCCCCTGGCGCATGTTCTCGTTCTGCTTGCGTGCAGCTTCCGCTTCGGCACGCTGATTCTCGGCTTCCGCACGCTGTGCTTCCGCTGCGTTCGCTTTCTCGGTAGCGGTGTTCGCCGCACTTGCTGCGGTATTCGCCTCGCTGACAGCAGTATCAACGTTTGCTGAAAGCTCAGTAAAAGTAGTTGTTCTCTGCTTTTCCGCTGCTACACGGGCGGTTTCGTTCGTCGTGCGTGTCTTTTCAGCTTCGACACGTTCGCTCTCGGCATTGGCACGCTGCGCCTCGGCTGTCTTTCGCGCATCCTCGTTGCTCACGCGCTCGACCTCTGCTGCTTGGCGAACCTCCTCACTCTCACTGCGCTTATTTTCTGCTGACACGCGAGCGACTTCTGCCGACGCACGCTGCTGTTCAGCCTCCGTACGCTCGCTCTCGTTAGCCTTGAGTGTAGCGTCCGTTTGCTTTGCCGTTTCAAGCGCCGTGTTCGCATCGGTTATGAGCTGCGTCAGTTCAGCCGTCGGAGGCAGGATTACAAGCGCCGTGTTCATCTCCACCGAGTCCTCACCCTCGATAAGCTCGCCGTTGAACGCCGTATCGCCCGAAGCGTTGTTGTCCACAATTGCAAACTGCTCGTACTCGTTCGAGCGCCAGTCGTTGCCGAAGATTTTGCCTCGAACTTCGAGGGCGTATGTGCCCACTGATACAGCGTCGCCTTCCACACGCGCATTGATGATATTATCATCCGTCGTGTCGATAGTGTAGCTCAGAGCCACACGCCGATACTGGTTCACGATGTTCACAACGATGTCCGTGCAGGCAGGCAGCGGAAAAGCCACCTGCTCGCCATTGACTATCTTGCGCACTGGTATGCGCAGAGTAAAGTCATTACCTCTAACTATTTTCTTCATATCTTATTCTTTTGGTTGTTCTTCTTCTGTTATTGCCGACTCGTCAACAGTGGGTTCTGCCAGTTGCTCCGTTGTCGCATCAGATTGTTCGTTTTTAGTGTCAAAAAAACGCCTAACGCTGCCGTTCCATGATATACGACAGTATTTAGAACCTGTAAGATAGCAGGTTACTATCGCACCATATCCCCTGATAAAATACTTATCTTGTGTGGGGAAATCGAGCTGCGTATATCCGATTAAAGTCATTTCTGCATCGCTATTATTGACAACAATTATGGTCTGTCCGATGTACGCCAGAGCCTCGTAGACCGTCTTCGTGCTCAGACTGCCCCAGTATTGTTCTTGAGGCATATAGAAAGGTGGAACAATAACAATATCAGTATTGAACATGGCTTTTATGTCCCCCGAAAACATCACAAAGCAACCTGTCTTCTCAAAGTCAATCTGAATATGTCCGAGAGCCAGTGCCGGCACGTCTGTAACGTACTCCTTTAGATTTTCAGGGGTAATCTCCGTCATCTTTTTGCGGATAAGTCCCGAGAACACGCCAGCGCCAACCTCCAGCAAGCCGTCCTTGTTCACGCTTGCCGTTGTCTCGCCGCTATTGTTCTTGACCATGAACTTGTTAGCCGTCGCCGTGATGGTGTCGTCTTCGAGGTCGATGCCTGCTCTTTTCAGACCCGATTCCAGTTTGCCAGCCTCCGTCTTGTCGTAGGGCGATAAGCTCCAGCCGCCGTATTCCGTTCCCTCCATTATCATCGGTCGGCACACGTCGATAGCACCATTTCTGCGCACGGCAATCTCAAGCAACAGCTTCGTGCAGCCGTCGGGCACGGTAAACGTCGCAGTAAAGAGATGCCAGTCGCCTAAACCTGCATAGATATTGCTCGACTTGACAACAGCACCTTCCGTACCGCCGTCAAAGCGCTTGATAGTGTAATAGAAGCCGTAATCCGAGAGACTGATGTTTCTTACCCACACGCTAAATACGTACGTCTTGCCAGCTGACACACGCACATCCTTAAAGTACAGACCTGTGTATGTGTTCGCCGTAGCGCCCGACGCACTGAACGTTGCGTAGTTTGAGCCGCCGACGCCGCCACCGCTTGTTATCTCTACCTTTTGCGAGTGCGCCGCCGCTATCTTTGTGATTTCATCCCACGGACGTAGCGCAGAACCTACAACGCAGTTCTTCAAATTTGTGGTCGTTTCAACCTGTAGAGAGATTTTGTCCGTCGTCTGCTCTATCTTCGATACCTTATTCTCAGTATTCGTCTGCTTCTGTGCAAGCGAAGTGATACTCTCTGCGTTCTGCGTTAGAGTAGTGTTTATCTTGCCTATCTGCCCATCTACCTCCTGCTTGTTCGCATCTACCGTGGAAGTCAGTCCGTCCACGTTTGCCACAATCTCTGCAAGCGTCGTTTCCTTTGTTGTGTCGCCGTCTTTCACTTTGAGCTTGAACATTGACGCAAGCGCATAAATCTCGTCGCGTGACACCACGAATATCTCCTTGCCGTCGAGTGTATAGTCGTTCACGCCCTTGTACAGCTTGATTGACGGAGAGTCTTCGCCATAAGCCGAGAGGTAGAGCACCGACTGGCGTGCCACATCGGTTGTATTGCCCATCTGAACAAGCTCGTCACCCACCTCTGGCTGCGAATCGCCGTAGTTACCTCCCGACAAAGCGAGGATGTCGATGTAGTCCGTGCCGACCAGCAGCACTCTGCGCCAGTAGTATTTGTTCTTTGCATTCGCCGTCGTGCCCTCCTTTATGTTGAACGTCTGGCAGCGCACAAGGTCGTTGACAGCAAACGGGTTTGTTATCTCCTCGTCGCCTCGCTTCGTTAAAAACGAACAACGGTAGACATCGTATCGCAAGGGCGTCGGTCCGTATTCGGGTAGCAACGTGCCCTTTTTCAAGAAGTCCACCTTACTGATCTTCATCGACGCAGGCGACAGGACTATCTCGCCGCCGACACTTTGCAGCTCTCTAATTACGAGCTTCACGAACTCTGCGGCCTTGCGCACAAGCAGATGGTCTACCTCCAGATAGCTGTCTTCGCTGTCAGAATAATTGCCGAGTTTGAAACCCGAGCCGAGCGCACCCGAACGGAACGCCGCCGACACGACCTCTTTGAGGGTGGCGATGCCGTCAGAGGAGATGCCGAGGACATTGCTGTCAGACTGCTCGCCAAAAGCAATACCTTCCCAAAAGCGGATAAGTTTCTGCGCGACATCCGGTTTTGTCTTTGAGAGAAACAACTTCGAGCCTTCACTCGCGATATATTCCTTAACCTGTGCAGGCGTAGTGCCGCCACCGCTACCTCTGCCGAGCGCGGTTATCTGTTCCTGCATCTTTTGCAGCGTGCCTGCCTCCTTGTCTTCACGCAGACTTACCTCGTATGACGGTATCTTTCCGTTTTCCTCTTTGATTGTCAGCCTGTCGATGATTATTTCCGCGTCAAGTCCGAGGTCTTCATCCTTGAACGGCATAATGTCGCCCTCCTTGATTGTGTCATGTATGCTCTTTACTGCCCCCGAGGTGTCGGCCATAGCCTCGTCATGCTGACGGGCCATAAAGATGTCATAAATCTTCGGTGCGTAGGTGTGTCTTGTATGGTCGTTCTCTATAAGCCATGCAATAGCGTAGCGCAGCAGCTTTTCGGAAGCAGCTTCAACGTACTGTACAGGCAGTTCAATTCCCGACAATACAAAATGATCGCCCTTGCTAATCTGAAAGTCCTTGTACGGGAAATACAGACCGATGTCTTCCACTCGCTGCAACGTGAGCACCCAGCGACCGTTCTCTTTTACACTTCCCGACACCTTAAACTTTCTGCCGGCACACATTCCGTCCGTCATGGTGATGGAGAAGTCGCTCTGCTTTAAGGCATTGATGTCGAAGTTTACCTTTTCGTTAAGCTCGACCTTACATGAAGGAACATCCTGCCCATCCTTGAACACGCCGTTGTCCTCTACATTCGTGCCAACCGCGATTTCGTCAATGCGCACGCCGTCCACCTCCATCTCCTTGATTGTCGGAAATATTTCTTCTTTCTTTTCTTTTATATCTTCCGTATCGAAGAATACACTGCCAGGTCGCACGCCTATGGTGTCCGCTGTAGCCGACTCGACCCAAGGGCGGTCGGTTCTTGTCGAGAAGCGAAGCTCGGCACCGGTCGGATTAAGCGATGCGTGCTTGTCAGTGTGGCTGTTCCACCACTCCTGCAACGACATCTGCGGAAAGCCTGGCAGCATAAGACGTGAGCACGCCATGTTGTTGGGCAGATGGTCGGTAGCGTAGTCTTTCCTGTTGTCGGGGAAAGCCTCCTTGTTCACTCCGCTGACAAAATGAATCATCTTTGTTGACTTTACCGCCTCGTAGTATTTTCTTGCGTCGGCTACCGAGTTTTCCTCGTTCGTGCCGCCCGCAACGCGCACTTCGATATGCTCCTCGAAATACGGCGCACGAAGAACCGTTACCGTAGCCTTGACGACAACGCCGCCGTCATGCAGACTTACGGAGTATCGCGAGGAGCCTTGTCCGTCGGAGATATGGTTGGTGAAATACGCCGACGCTTTTTCAACATTAAGACCACCAAGCTTGATGTCCGCTGCATACCATGCGGTATGATCGAGAAGCTGTATCGTATCCGCGAAGTCGGCCCACACCTCCATATTTAATGTTGCGTAGTATCTGTTGGGTAGGTTTTTCTCCGAACCGTATGCCCTCATTCTCGTGACAATCTTCTGGTCGCTTTCTGCGTCCTGGTTAATCTCGACAAGTCCAAATGCTGCGCCGTACTTGAACGTGTTCTGCATAAGCAAGCCCGATGTGTCAACGAATACCTCTCTGTTTCGTGTTATGAAGTTTACGCCGAACTGGGAGTTTACCAACGCGAGTCCTTCCCATACGGTCTGATTCTGTACACTGATTGAAGTTGAGTCTATCTCGGTGTCTGCAACACCAGTGTCCTCTTTGGTTGTATCGCCACCATATATCTCTTCCCATCTTGCAGCCTCGCAGCCTCGTGTCTGGCTTCTCTTCCAGTTACGTGAATAGAACTTCCATGCTTTGTCTCCGAACTGCTCGTTCATGTTAGCTTGCAACCTGTCAAGCAAATCATCAAGCGAGCCGATATAGAAAACAAAGTCGGGCAGGGCGGTGTAGTGCAGCTGCGCCTCGTCGTTCAGCACAACATCAAGAAACTCCGCTCTTGCCAGCTCGTCGGACAGGGAGTTCAGCTTTATGTCTGAATACTTAAACGAGTCGCCGAGGGCGTTCTTGCGGCCCTGCTTTATCTTGCCCGGGTCGTAGTTCAGCTCGAAGCGTTCGTTTCTGTAAATCAGGTAGTCGCCGATTGAGAAGTCAATAGGGGCCTCGTTCTCTATTGATACGGATACGGAACACTCTCCCATCCACTCGCCGTCGTATGTCAGCGAATGAACGGAAATTTCCTTGCCGTTGGCGTCACGCAGTGGCGTACCGTCCTTATGATAAAGTTTCCATTCCATATCTCTATTTGCTTAATGTTACTTCCGTTACGGGGTCTTCAACTCTCAACACTGTAGAGAACGTTACCACATCTCCCTCGTCGTCGCGGTGCAGGTCTGCGTCGTCGGACACCTTCTTGAGGCGGATGTGTCTTCTTCCTACCTTAGTCCAGTCGCAGTACATCTTCATTTTCATGCCGCTACCGTCGCGTCCGCTCAGGTAGTTCAGAAACTTTCTTATTACTGCGTTAGCTGAAAACTTGTCACCCTTGCAGCACCATTTCACGGTCATGTCGTATGCCGAGAATTTAAGGCTGTCACCGAGGTATGCGTCTTCTCCGTTTTCATCCTTCCAATCCCTTACCACTGGCTCCTTGACCTCCATGCCGATGTCGAACGGTATGGAGGCGCACCACACGTCGAAGTCAGCTACGGTCTCTTTTACCACCGCTCCAGCCTGCTCTTTTTGTATGAAGACATTGTAGTGTTGCATAAATATACCTAATTTTCTCCAAAAATAATAAAAAGCGGATAATTATACAAATTAATATATAACTATCCGCGTTTTTAACAATAAATATCCACTTTATTAGCTGATATAGAGCTTTTTTCTGCCGCTTGTAGACACTGCGTTCATCCAATCCATCATCCGATCGAGCTTCTCGTTACGGGCCTCCGCAAGCATGACTATCTGCGTGAGCTGCCCGAGCTGCGCTTTCTGGATCTGACCCATTTCGGGAAGACGCATCTTCAACAGCTCTCCGATGTCCTTAACCTGGGCGCGGTTAACACTCACGTCAAGACGGATGGCGTTGACGTAACTTGCGAGAATATCCGCAGTTTCCTCCGTGATGTTCTTGATGCCATTGGTCACACTTCCATCGCCGGTTGCCGAAAGGTCAAGACCTTTGTCTTTCAGGCTCTCCAGTATCGCCGTGATGTTGTACACCGCGTCGTCCGTCTGCTTGTAGAGTTCATCAGCAACTTTCACGACATCCTCGGGTTCAAGTCTGCCTTTCTGCTCGATGGTTGTTGTGAGCGCTTCAAGCGGACCTTCAAGAGCCTTTTCCATAATCTTCTGCGAGAGAATGTTTTTGGTAAGGTCTTTCACCATATCCCTGGCCTTTTTCTTGTATGCGTCAACGGCGTCCTCACCTTTTTCCCATGCGCTTACAACTGCGTCGGTCAGCTGGCTCGCCCACGACTTCATGTCTACGCCGTAGATGTCCTTGAGGAAGTCGGTTGCAAGCTGTTTGATGGTCGTTTCCATCTCCTTGATTTCCTGCTTGTAGTCGGCAATCTTGTCCTTGTCATTCTTCTTCTTGCCCTGCTCGGCGTTGAGCTGTCGTTGCATTTCGTCCTTCTGTGCCATGAGGGAAGCCTGCTCCGCAAGGAAAGCGTTGTCGGGTTCGGCAAGCGACTTCTTGGCTGCGTTGTAGGTGTCACTTGTGTACGGGCCGTTGTAGCCGATAAGCACGCCTGACTTCTGGAGTTTCTGACCCTTCTCGTAGTTGTCCGTTACTTTCTTGAGTGTCGCCTTCGTGTCCTTATCCATCTCGTATGAATAGACACCGCCAAGGGTGTTTTCAATCGTCGTCTTTACATCATTGCGCAAGTGCTCAAGTTCCGTAATGTTACGCTCCGCGAGCTTTATCTGGCGTTCCTGCTTTGCGTCATGCGCCGCAGCGAAAGCCTTGAACGGAGAGGTAAAGATGCCGACTACACCCTGAATGACGCCGCCGACATTGCCCGACATAGCGCTTGTCGCGATGGAAGAAATAGAATTGGAAATGCCGTTGAGAGAGTCAAAGAACGCCGTTGCGTCCTGCCATGCGTTACTCTCCGTATCTACGCCGAGTGCGCTTGCAGTGTCCTTGATGTCGTTGAACGCAGCTACAACGCCTTGAATATTGGCGTTTATTTTGTCAGCCGCTACGCTTACCGCAGACATGGCTTTCTTGAACTTGTTCGCAGCCTTCGCTTCCTCCTGTCCTTCCTTAATCTTATTCTCTCCCTCTTTTGCCTTCTTCTTGCCTTCCTGCACTTCCGCAGTAGCTTTCGCAACGCCGTCCCAATCACTGTTTTTCAGCGCGTCCAGCAGTCTTGTCGTAGCCTCCTGCGCAAGTCTTTCACCCTCCTGCTTCAATGCTGCGCCCGCGGTGATTTTCTCGTTGGCGTTCTGAACGCGCTGTTCTGCAACGCCGCTCAAACCTGCATTGAAGAAGTTTTTCTTGCCGCTTGAGAGTTTATTCAACTGCTCGTCAAGCTGCTGTATCTGCTTGCCGTATTCGCGTGCATCAATCGTGCCGTCCGCAAGTGCCTGATTGATGTTTTCGCGTATCTGCGAAGCGATTTCGGATGCCCTGTCCATGCCGAGCTGCGACACCGCTCCGAAGAACGTGATATAGTCGCTGCTCTTGTTGAAGGCTTCCGTTTTAGCGGAGTTCACTTCCTTGTCACGCTGGCGCGTGTAACGATATGCAAGCCCGTTATCGCCCGCCTCCTTTGCTTGTGCAATCGGAGTTTCGTACTTGGCGTAGATGGTGGCTATCTTCTCCTGCGTGCTTGCTGTCTGTGCGATGATGTCCGCAGCCTGTTGCAAGCTCTTGACATAGTTATCCTTTACCAGGGTCGTTATCTTCTGCCAAGCCTCAAGAGCGAGAGGCGTGTCCTTATACAGAACCTTCGCGTCGGCTTCGGTCATTCCGAGGTTGACATCGTAGCCGAAGTTCTTCTTGAAGTCCTCCGCCATCTTTCTTGTCTGCTCGTCCCATACCGCACCGTCCTGAAAGGCGAGCTTGGCGAAGTCCAGACTGCCTGTCTTCTCGTACAGTTCCTTCTGCAAGTTCGCCTGCTTCACGCCTTTCTCCAGGGCCTCCTTGAAGTTTGAAGCAACTCGTTCCCATTCGGGTTTCAGCTCCTCGGAGAAGCGCCACTCAAAGTTCTCCTTGTCGAGCTGCGTTCTGAATTTCTTTCTGTCATTCGTCTTGTCGAAGTTGAAACCGCCTTTCAGTCGGGCGATGCTGCCGGAATAATTGTCGAGGTCAATCTTCTTCCAGTCCAAGTCCTTGTACAGGCCGAACACCTCGTTCTTTGCCTTCGCACGGCTCATGCCGGCCTCTTTCCTCAACTTCTGGTAAGCCTGTCTCGCGGCCTTGAAGTCCTCAAGCTGTCTTTTCAGCTCATCAAGCTCCTTATCATCCTTCTTGTCGCCCTTGTTCTTCGGAACCTTGTTGGATTTCTTGTCCTCGGGAATGAAGTTATATCCGAAGCCTTGCAGCACCGCCTTATGCAATGTGTCATAATCCTTCTTGGCTTCCGCGATGTCCGCCTTTGAGGCTCCACCTTCCTGACGTGACTTCATTTCATCATAAAGGTCTTGCAAAGCTGACTGGGCGTTGTTCTTGGTCTTGTACCATGATCCTTCTGCGATATAGCTTGATATGAGGTCATAAGCCTTCTGGTTGCCTCTCAGATTTTCAAAGACACGCTCCTGCATAACGGTTTTTCCAGTCACCGAGTTTTTATTGCCGCTCGGCTTAAATTCGAAGCCCGTAAGTTCTTCGAGCTTTTTCTTGATTTGCGGCACAAGCCATGTAGCTTCATTCATTATTTGCAGAAGCATGTTTCGGAACCGTTCAGGATTGCGGTTACACCAATTTTTGAAGTCATTGCCGTACAGACCGAGGTGTTTTCTTATCACACCAAGTATCTTCGGAACGTCATCATTGGCAATCTCGTTGATGTCCGACGTAACATCGTCCGCCTTGTTGCCAAGAACTTTTATAGAAAAGCCAATATTTTTATTCCACTTCACCATATTGGCCTGGAATACCGCCCATTTCTGTCCGCCCTCATCTGCCAGTATGCGTATCTTGTCCTCAAGCGTCTTGCCTGCTCCAGCGGCGCCAAGGATGGCGCTTGCAACGCTATCCATCTTTGATTTTGTCACTTCGTCAAATGCCGACAATTTCAGTTGGTACGCATCGGTGGAGTGCTGCAAGTCCTTCAAGTTCTCCTCAATGGTGTCATTGAACGGATTTCCCGATTTCCAACCACCAGTAGAGCCTATTGCGTCTGCAATCACGCCAGCATCGCCCGACGCTACGTTCTTCGCGTTCTCGACACCCTTTCGAAGGATGTCATACTGCTCATTGAGGTCTTTCGCCTTTTTAATCTGTTCGTCAATAGTCTTCGTGTAGGCGTCGCTCTTTATGAGCAACTGCTTCATGCTGTCAATTTGCTTTTTCAGCTCCGTGTCCGTTGTGCCCTTCTTTGCGCCCAGGGCATCATAGTAGTCCTTCATCCAGTCAGAATCTGGAGCCTGCAAGCTCTCCGCCTTCTCCTTTATCGCGCTGAACTCGTTGTAGATGCTCGATATAACCTGCGTGACAGCCATAAATGTCAGTCCGACCCAGCCGCCCACAAAGCTCAACATGCCTTTCAGCTTCGAGCCGGTCATATTCATTACAGCAGCCATTGTACCGCCTTTTAAAATTATCTCTCCCTGTCTTGCGGTTATCTGACCCATAATGACAAGCTGGTCAATTAACTCTTTTGTGATGAGACCTTCCTTAACGGCTTTTTGCATCTGCAATATAGACAACTTACCCTCCAGTGCAAGTCTGCCCATTACCGCCTGTTGCGTCTGCACATCGGCGAGCCAATAGGCTCTTTTCTGAACGTTCTGCGTCGCTATTTCCTGCGTTATCTTTCTTTCGAGAACGAGCTGCTGCTGTTCTATGGCGTAATTGCGGAGCTGTATCTTGGCCTGGTCGTTCAAATTTCTGCCGATTGAACCGATACCCAAGCGCGAAGAAGCAAGCCCAAACAGCTTCTTTGACAGGAACACGCTCGCAAATGTCAATAGGGCAGGGCTTAACTTGTCTATCGTCAGAAGCAAATCCGTAGCGCCTTTTATCGCGAACATAAAGGTGCCGCCGATGACGTTCTTGCCCTCCGCGAACCTACTGAGCATGATTTCCCATGCGTCCTTCAACTTGTTCCACTGACCCAGAAGCGTTTCACTCAGCACCAGCTGCATATTGTAGAACTGACCTCCCTCGTCTGTCATCTTCCACAATACCTTCTGAACATCCTCGAAGCTGACCTGACGCTTGGAAATCATCTCCTTGACATCGCTCTGCTTGTAGTTGGTCTTGTTGTTCTTACCCTCAGAGTTGTACAATTCAGTTATCTTCTGCAACAGAGGCAAGCCTGCGTATGCAAACTGACGCAACTCCTTACCATCAAGCCATGAACGCGCCTTTACCTGGCCGTATGCCAAGCCCAATCGCTCGAAGCTGACTCCAAGACCTGACGCAATATCCGCAAGTCGCTTGGTTGTGTCATACAAAGAATCGGCTTCCACTCCGAAAGCTGCGAGCTGCTTGACATCTCGATTCAACTCGCCGAACTTGAACGGAGAACGCAATGCAAGCTCCTGCGTCTGCGCAAAAAGCTCATCCGCTTTTGTGGCATCACCCAAAATGGAGCGCAAAGCTATATGCTGCTGTACAATCTCGCCGCCCGTCTGCACAATAGCGTTGAAAAGCGACTGCGCACCGTACACAATACCGCCCTGCAAAAAGAGAGACTTTATGTCATTCAGCGTGCCGTGCATCTTGCTCGCCTCTGCATTTGCGCCCGCAAGAGCTGCCGCCAAGTCGCTACGCACCTTTGCCGCTGACTTCGCTATCTCCTGCTGGCGTTCACGCTCCAAGTCGATACCCCTGCGTATGCCTTTGTTTATAGCCTCCTGTGCCGCTGCGTTCGTTGCTTTCTGGTCTTGCAGCACACGCCCCGCCAGCGTTGTGTCGTGACCTGCACCGACACTTCCTATACGGCCAACGTCACTCATACTGCCAGCTTTAAGCTCACGGTGCATTATTTTAAGATAGCGCATAATGTTGATAAGACGATGTATCTCAGCCTCCGCTTTGCTCACGTCGGCTCCCAACGATATACCGCGGCTAAACTCACGTCTCAACGCCCGCACCTTATTGCCAAGCGAGTCGTAACGAGCCTCCGTAGCCTTTATTTCAGATAATCTCTGCTTGTTGTCGCGTGCTTCCTGTCTTTCGTTCTTCCTGTCCTGCTTTTTGTTAGCTCTCGTAATGGCATTGTTCAGCTTGTCCTGCTCCGACTTGGCGTTGCCGATTTCGTTTTTGAGTATCTTGTACTCTGAAACCAGTTCCGCCACCGCGTTCTTGCTGCCAATGTCGGCATTGTTGAACTTGTCGCGCATTTCCGTCAGTCGCGAAATGGCAATTTCCGCTCTTGACGTGTCAGCACCGACCTTAAAGCCTTGTCTGGCAGAGTCGTTGAGTTCGCGTATCTTTCTGTTCACCTCGCTTATAAGCTCCTGCAAGCGTCTGTATCTCGCCTCCATTGTTTCGAGGTTGCGGTCGGTTGCTTTCGCGCTCTGATTGGCACCGCTTTGGTCTTTCAGAGTCCTATTCACTCTTTCTTTCCAAAGTTGAAGCTCGTTAAGAGCATCGCCGAATCCTTTGTTTAGCAACTGCTTGCCCGAGAAGCTCTCAATAGTAGTCTTTATTCGTTCTATCTCGCCGCGTACCGCCGTAAGTTTTGAAGTATCCGTGCCAATTTCAAGACTCTTACCCTTTAGTTTGTCGATATTGCCGAGAATAGTGTTTATCTGCTCAACAGCCAATTTCTGCTTACTAAAGGCCGAGTCAACGGAAGCTGTCTCGCTTGCGGTTCTCTTGTATTCCTGAACCTTGCCAGTAGCTTTCGTGTATGCGAAGGCTATATCAGACAGTAGGGACTTGACTTTCGCGCCGTTAGCCAAGAGATTATCGTCAGCAAGCATGGTTTCCATTCTTCGCTTGACACCGCGCAGCGTATTTCCGCCAGAGAGTAGCGCTGTGGTGTCTATTCTATTACGTATACCCCTTGATTGCAGGCTTTGAATTTCAGCAAGTTTGTTTTTTGTCGTTTCAAGCTCCCTGTTTAGTCTTGCAGCGTTATTCTTTGATGCGGACAGCGTATTCTCCTTGTCAAAAGCCTTTTCTATTTGTCTTACGTCAGTGATTAGGTTTCTGAACTTTGCGTTATAGGCAGACATAAATGCGTTATCAACACCGCCCGCCGTCTTTCCTGCTTGCAAGTTTATAAGCTCATTACGGAAGTCCATAAGAGCTTTCTTTGCACGGTCAAGTTCGCCGGTATTAATGCCAGCATTGACATTCTTGATGCCGCTAATTTTGTTGAGTTCGATATTGACCTTCTGAAGAAGATGGAGATAGTTGAGGGCGTTCGACAACTGTTCTTTCATTTCCTTCTTCTTCTTTGGGTCTTGCTCTTTATTAATGCTAAGATTTAACGAATTAATCATGCCCTCAAGTCTCTGAACGTCTTTCAACATGCTATTCAGAGCCTTGTGGGAATTATCCTTTATTCCGAGCTGGAACCACAAATCGCCTAAATTTCCGCTTGCCATATCCTGAAATATTTATCGTTTAGATTTTGTTGTTTAAATAATCGGAAAGACTAATCTTCTTGCCGACAAGACTGCCTTCCTTCTCCTTCTTCTCCACCCAGTTATCCCAAAGGTCGTCCATCTCCTTTGCGGTGTGCTTGACACTACCGTCGGGGTTGCGCTTCTTGTCTTTCTTGTACACAATAATGGGCTGGTCTGCAACCATAAGGTCTATCTGTGCCGAAGTGTAGCCCCACCAGTAGTCGTATGCCTTGATGCCGTAGCGCGTGGCAAAGAGGAACGGGAACTTTTCGGCTAACGAGAAGGCTGCTCCCCAGCTTGTCCTGCTCGGGTAGCTTTCACTTCTTTCTTCGTCATCGTCATCGCCAGATCCGTCATCCCTGTCGCTAATATGGTAGTCAGCGAGCACACTACCAATGGTACTTTTTTTTTAGCTGCGTCAACGACCCTCAAGACCTCGATGGCATCCAAGTCCTTGATATAGTACAACCAACGCCAGTAAGCCCAGTAGAAGAAGCGCAGCTTCCAAAAATTATTAAGAAGAACGATGGCGCACAGCTTTACGCCGCGCTTCCACTCGTCTTCCTCATTCGCTGTGACGTGCGAAAACTTTCTTATCGAACCTCGTTTAAGCCAACCGATTTTGCGCTTCCTGCCCATGAACACAACCGCTTCGGGTTCCGCCTCCAATACGCTGTCAAGAGCTTTCTGCAACTCGTCGCTGGGTTGTTCTATCTTCTTTTCTTCCATGTTGTTTTCTTGATGTTAAGTCCTGTAAAAACAAAAGCGGAAAACCGCGACCCTTGATAAGTCCGCCGCTTTCCGCTTCATATTCGATTGCGTTACGCCGCTTTTTGCTTTAAGCTGCCGCCTTTGTAAGCCAAGCGATGCTCTTCTTGCCTGCGCCCTCGATAGAACCAGAGAACTTGAACGCAACAGGCTTGGTGCCAGTGTCGTCCCACTGCAAGGTGGCGTAGAGGGCGATGTTGGTGATGACCATGACGTTTGTCTTGGTATCGTCAACGATTGCGATTGTGCCCTGAATCTTGAACTTCTTAGGCTCAAGAGCAACGCCGGTAAAGCCAGTTGCCGCGTCGAGGTCTGTATCGCCGGTCTTCAAAGTAACCTTTGTAAGGTCGCTCACCGCATCGTTGCCGAACATCGCAGCGAGCAAATCCTTCGCCTTTGACGGAACAACGAACTCAACGTTGAAGTCACCAAGCTCGGAGGTTGTCGCCCAGTCGCCTGCAAGACCGATAACCTTGTAGTGGTTGATAGTCGGGTCTTCCATTGTCGCTTTCAGTGAGTCAACCTCAACAGGCAGTTCGAGGTCTGCTGTAATGTCGAGAGTAACCTTGCTGAGGTCTGTGATTGCCTTAGCGTACAAAAGTGTCTTAGGGCCTACAAAGATGTCCTTCAACTCTTCGATTTTCTTCATTGCCATAATTCAAAACTTTTTAGTTAAACCTTAATTTTTGTGTTTATTTGGTTCTTAACAAACCTTGCACTATCGTTACCGAGAAACCGTCGCCGTCGTCCGTTTGCAGAGTGACGCGAGGCTTGGTCACGATGATGTTGTCTGTTGAGATTGGAAACTTTGTCATTACCGCACCGACTTTTTCAGATACCGCAGATACGTTTAACGTATTGGGGTTCCTGGCGGATGTCTTGTCACGGACATATATCTCTATCTGCGCGGTAGTCGTATAGTCGTTGAAACTGCCGTCGTCGTTCATCTCATTGTTATAGATGCTCGACGGGAAAGACACAACGATATAGCTGTCGGGCCTGTCGCAGACAGACTTCGGGCGGTTTCTTGGATAAACCTTGTCACAGATGCCTTTTACGGCATTGCCGACATCGTAGTATAGTGTCTTTATGCTTATCATATATAGCAAATTTTTTCAATCTGCGGCATGGCGTCGCGTACACTGGTCAAGACATCGTGCCCCATCTTGTCTTGCACATAGTCCGCGTAAACCATTGGCGCAACGACAATAAGAGAGTATGTGTCCCTTTTCCACGGTTTCACCGACTTCAATTTCTGAATAGCAGCTTGTCTTCCATCAACACGTCCGGGACCGATATTGCCTATATACTTGCCGGGTTCTCCACTCTTGGTCGGGAAGATTGGTACATCATCCCACCATCGTGTTACAGACAATTTTTCTCCGGGACTGAGAGATACTCTTACTGGCTTTTCTATCCCCATGTCCGCAGCACCAACAACCCTAACAAGTTCGCCTCTGTAGTAAATACCGACAGCAAACGAGTTTATGAGGTTTCCTGTAACAGAAATGAAATCTCTTTCAGCATACGCTGTCCTTAACACCTCTGTGGCCATCTTCTCCATGTTTTCGAGCATCATCTCTTTTGTGTACTCTTTCACATTTCTGAAAAGACGGAAAAAGAGCTGGTCTGAATATTTGCCGTGAACTGATTTTAAAACCGCCATACGCTAAACCCTTGTAAAGTCCCAATAAACAACAGTTCTATTATTGTCAGGCTCGCAGTCCTTCACCATTCCGACCTCGGTGTTGTTGCCGACCGTTGCGTAAATCATGTCGCCATCAAGAGGACATCTGCCGGCATCCCATTCGTCATATCTGACAGGAATTGATGCCTTCCTCTTGTTCTCGTCAACATTCTTGCCGCCCTCGGTAGTCGTATCGGTATAGCTGCGGCCCTCGCCTTCGTAGATTACAATCTCCGTATCCTCGCCGACCTTTGCGTCGTCATCCGCGAACGGGTCGTTCTCGTCCGCCTTGCCGACAAGCACCCTGACGATTTTTATCGTGTGAGGGTATCTCGGGTTCCTGATATTTGCCTTTCTCATACTTCCTTATTTTATAATGTGAGGAAGCGGGCATCCGAACGCCGAAATGTCGGCACGCTTCACGCCATGAGAGGTTATTCTGAACGACGACTTCTTCTTTAACATCGAACCTGGCTCAAGCTCCGCATAGATTGCGTTGGCTTCCGCCTTGAGCTCAGCACGGTCGCGCTCGGATATTTCAAAACCACCTTCCGTATGGCTCCATCCGTTATCAGAGTCGGAAGTGTTGTTCATCTTGCTCGGGCCGAGAACAAGCCATTTTAGAATGTCTGCATAGGCAAGGCGAACATCGGCGGGATTGGCGTCTACATACGCCATGTTTCCGTCCAGCGCTCTTTCAATGAGGATTGTACGCACCGTGTCCTCGGGTATGCTGAAACGTACCTTGCTGAACAGTGCGTCCTCCAGTGTGTGAATCTTGTTGCCTTTATCCATAATGCCTATTCTGTCGTTAAATTCAGAGATTGTTTACGCTATCCGTCCAAGTGCAGCCGATTGCAGCTACAGGAGGACGGATAGCTTTTGTGTTTAGGCAGCTACGCCTTCGCCCTTCTTGGTGATGTCGATAATCCAACGGTACGGGAAGTCGAGCATCGCCGGTACTGCGGCAAACATGAGGTCGGTATGCCACTCCATGTAGTCGCCGTTGGCGATTGTAGAGTTGCAGAGCAGGCCGAGACCCTTGTTCGTCTGCGCGAACACCTTCTGAACGATATTGGTTCCGTACTTCTCGAACATCGGCTTGTCAGCAACCTGCTTGCGCTCGTACTCGAAAGCATTACCGGCAGGACGGAGAACAACGATGTTGTCATCCCAGCCCTTAACCTTGACAACCGAGCCGTCGAACTTGAGGTTGCGCTCCTCCTCGTCGATAATCTCGATGCGTGAGATACCCTGGATGTCGGCGAACGCCTTGAGGAACATCTCTGTGTTCACGCCGTAGTCCTCAACATAAGCAACGTAGTGGACCTTGCACCAGTTGATGTACAGCTCCTTAATCTGCTTGTTGCCAAGGAAGGTGTTGTAGAAGGTGTCGTAGTTCATCTGCCATACGAGGGCAAGGCGGTTCTGACCGAACTCCTTGCGCCACTCGCTCTCAATTTTGCGCATCTGTTCGAGGATGTTGCATTCAGCGTTAGCCCATTCGAGCTTGCCGCACTTTCTGAAATTCTCCTTCGGAATTGGCACCTTGTGAAGCGGAATCTGGATACCGCGGGCGATGCCTGTATAGTCAAGCTCGCCGGTTGTAGCCAGCTTTGCAACCATGTAGTTCATGGTCATGTCGAGAGAGTCCATCAACTCCTGGGTGTCATTGCGCCACTGCTTTACGAGGTCGCTGTCGTTACCAAACTCCTCAAACTGCTTCTCGCGGTAGTTGCGCTCCTCTGCGGTTTCCTTGAAGCCGTCGGTAATGAAGTCGGGAATAGTGGCAGAATAAACTGCCAATGCACCCTTGTCCTTCTGGAATGAACCTGCGAGCGGAGCACGGAGGTTGGCGAGCGTTGCAGCGTGCAAAGCGGATGCCTCCACTGAGAATGTAGCCACGCCCTTATGGTTGGTAGGCGTGAGGTCGGGCGCGATAGTACCCTGCGTGAGATACCAGCCGTACTTTACATGGAAGATGTCCTTCGTGTCGATAAACTTCTGCAAGTATCTTGTATTCTCTGGGTCGCTGAAGAAACGCGCCTTTCGGGAATTATTAAAATCAAACTTTGGCATATCTTTTCGTTTTTGTGTTGTGTGTTTTTCCGATTAGTTCTCTGCGTACCACCACTCTGCGTAGCGGCTCTTGTTCATCGCCTCTACAGCCGGTGGAATCGGACTCATGCGTGACTTCCACATAACCACGTCAGTGCCGAGCAGACAGAAGTCGTTGAGGTAGCGCGGAGCATAGAACTTGTCACTGCCAGCCAATGCGTGGAACGGCATGTCAACGTCGCATGGAGCGAAGCAGTTCGGATTTGTAACCATAGCAGAAACAGTTGCGCCTGCCTTTTCCGCCTCCACGAGAACCGTACCGACGGTAAGAGAGCCGAGAGTTTCTGCGAGTGTAACCTTCCAAACATCCTTGCCGTCCTGCACGTCATTTTCAACCGCAGTAACGAGCACACCCTTACCCTTTGTCTTGAAGTCCTTCGGACCAACCATGAGATTGTCACCCACAAACGGAATGTGGTGATAGCCGTCGCGTGTGATGTAGATGGCTGTATCCGTAGCAGCGGTGGTAGCCTTAGCCACCTCATAACTCTTGAGCACCTTGATTGTGCCGCCGCTGTTGTCCGCAAAGCCGAGGCTGTGCTCGATGAGGTCGCCGGCATAAATCTTGGCTGGGCCAGGGAACGGGTTTTTCAGGACACCGCCAATCGGAGGGCGACGGAACGCTTCCTTAACGGCGCCAGGCAGGTCAACAAACACATGACGCTGACCGCCGATAGTCATTTCTGACTGCAAGATTACAGCGCCGGTAGCATTGACTGCACCCTGCGCCATCATCTGTCCGTAGTAATCCTTGTTGTTATCCATAACTTTTTACCTTAAAATTAAAATGTTTACTTTTCTTTCGGTTCGATGATGTCAGCCCACTCGTCGTCACGGATTGTCTTGCCGCCGCCAGAAGAAGAGCCGCTGCCCTTGTGCGGTATCGCGGTGTTGCCTGTAGCACGCTTGAAGTCGGTAGTGTAAATACCCTCTGCCTTTGAAACCAGGTCGATTACATCGGCATCCTTGTCGGGAATTTCAAGTTTGGAGATTGCTGTGTCAAGAAAGAAATCGTTAAGTTCGAGCTTTGCCTTGTCAAACTTATCCTTCAAGCCCTTTCTGACCGCTTCGATTGTAGCGGCTCTTGATGCCTTCTTGTCGCGCTCCTCGTTAGCCTTTTCGAGGGCTTCGATCTTTGCGAGCAGCTTGTCGTACTTGTCATCAGGCTTGCCTTCCTCTTCCTTCTTGCCGTTGCGCTCCTCCTCTTCCTTCTTCTTGCGCTCGGCTTCCTCTCTGCTTTTCTTAATCTCGTCAGAGACATTCTTGTGCAGATTGCCGTCCATGCGCTTGAGTCGGTTTGCCACCTTGGTGACTATCTTGGCGTTCGCAGCCTCGTCGTCACCAAATTCGTCCAGTACATCATTAAGTTCTTCGTTAATGGTCTTCTGGCTAAGTGCTTTGAACTTGGTGGTATCAACCTCCTTGTTCACCAATGAAAGCAGTTCTTCTACTGTCATATATAAAAGTTTTTGTGTTGGTTTTCGGTAGTTCTTCTACCATTAATGTATAAATATACGTTTTTCTTTCGCAAAAATATGAATAAATATACAATTAACCAAATATTTTCGATATATTTGCATAAATATTTTGTATATATATGCAGAAAAGTTGTTTTTCAGGGTTGAAATTGGATAACGGAGAGCCTGTTTACACTCAAGAGTACATTCAATCACTAAGAGATAAAGACAAGAAGCATCCCGACAGGTTGAAGATTATCGCTCAACGTGGCGGACAGGAGCGTATGCTTGCCATTGATGCTGATATTAAGATAGTCGGAGGCTCGCGAGGAGGGCCACTCGATGAGAATACGATGGTTTTAACGTCCAGGGGTTTCGTTAAAATCAAGGAGCTGAAATATGGGGATACCGTAATCGGTTCGGACGGGAAAGGACATCGTGTTTTGGGACTCCTCGCTTATCCGAAAAGAGATTGTTACGAGATCACACTATCCGACGGAGCGAAGATAACTTGCTCTGACGACCATATTTGGAACGTTTACATTGACGGAAGCAGACGGTGTATGCCTCATCTCGCTTGCGAGATTGAGAAATATATCGCCGACGGATACGACATAACCATTCCGTGCGTCAAGCCAGTGGAATTTGATGAAAGCTACGGACTCGCTTCTATCAGTGAAAGAATGTCTACACTCGAAAGACTTATCAGTAATACGGGAAGAAAGAGCGGCGAGTATTGGTGCAAAAAATACCGCACTTCCAAGCAGGCTACCGACTTTAAGTATTTGGTTGATAGTTTAGGTTCGGTGTGTTATGTGCGAAAAACAGCGAAAAAGAAATGGTCGGTTAGGTTCAACTATAAGAAAAAGGAACTTGTAAGGCGTATCGTAAGCTGCAAGAAAATCGGAAAGAGGAATTGTTGTTGCATTGCCGTAGACAACCCGGATGCACTGTTTGTAGTCGAAGACTTCATAGTCACCCACAATTCCAAGTCCTTCTCTTCTCTCATGGAGGTACTGAAAGATATTAAGAATCCAGACTTCCATGCAACAATCCTGCGTAACGAGAAGGATGACCTTCAGTCGCTTGTAACGGACTCGTACAAGCTCTTCTCGCAGTTCGGCACATACAACAAGTCGCAGAATGATATGACATGGAACTTCACCAACGGAGGATGGCTAAAATTCTCATACTACGCAGGCTCGTACCAGGACTTAAAGACCCGCTTTCAGGGCCGTCAGTTCGCATACGTGTGCATCGACGAAGGAACCCAGTGTCCGTACAAGAAGTTCAAGTATCTGCTTACCAACAACCGTAACGCCTCGCAAATCCGCAACCGCTTCTGGATAACGTGCAACCCTGATCCTGAGTCGTGGGTGCGCAAATTCATAGACTGGTGGGTAGACGAGGACGGATACATTATCCCCGAGCGTGACGGAGTCATACGCTACTGCTTCATGGACGGAGATACGCCGGACTCAATCTATTGGGGAGACACACGAGAAGAAGTCTACGAACAATGCAGCGGCATCATTGACAAGCTATGGAAGGACAGCTATGCTGAACTCGGATATACCAAGCTCGAAATGTTCATCAAATCCGCCACGTTCATTCGTGCCGACGTATCGGAAAACATCAAACTTATCTCTACCGACGCGTCATATCTCGCCAACCTCGCGCAGCAGGACGAGGAGCAGCGTATGCGCGACCTCGAAGCCAACTGGAACTGGAAGTCCGCAGGCGACGACATGATAAAGATGGCAGACCTCGAAGAAATATTCGACAATGCCGTACAGGTCGGAGATGGAGTGCGGCGCGCGTCCGCCGACATTGCCTTCACCGGCGGCGACAACTTTGTGATGTGGCTGTGGGAGGGATGGCATTGCAAAGACCTTGTAGTAATGCGCATCGACTCCCAAACGCTCGTATCTGCGGTGCAGGCGAAGCTGCGTGAATGGGGAGTGGAGGAGTGTAACTTCACTTACGACTTGCAGGGTATCGGCCAGTATTTCAAAGGCTTCTTTGCCGATGCCGTACCATTCAATAACCAGGCGACTCCTATTCCTGCCAATCGCCAAGAAGAGAAAGGAATCAAGTACTTATACAAGGACTTAAAGTCTCAATGCGCTTGGTTATTCTACAAGATGGTGAAAGAGAAGAAAATATCCATCGACTCGCAGCTGTTGGAACGAAAGTATTCGGGTGACGGATTCGATAAAGTCCCCCTCAGACAAATTCTCCAAAAGGAGCGAAAGATGCTCCGACGTGACGAGGACGGAGATGATAGGGGATTCAAACTTATGCCCAAAAAAAAGGCAAAGAAATATGTGGGCCATTCGCCTGACTTCTTCGAGTCGTGGCTGTACATAATGATTTTCAGCTTAACTAAAAAGAAACACAAAAAGATAAAAGGACTATGGATGCTTTGAACAATGTAAAAAACGTGCGGGAGCTGCTCGTCCGAAAGCCGTTTTACGAAGTGACCCCGAAGGGTTATATGAAACACGGAATTATCGACCGTGAGTTTTCCGAGAATGAAGACCCTTGTATGCCTGCGGATGTGCTGTACCGCAACATCAAGACGCAGCAGGACTTCCTGCGCGAGTTCTATCCGTCAGGACACAGGATTTGCGACCCACAGCAATATCCCGACATCTGGAAGAAAAACCCCGAGACTGGACTTTGGTGCGTGCAGAAAATTCAGCGCACCGCGTTTGCCTTCCAGCAGGTGATTTGGACTAAGCACGTTCTTCATGTGACTGGCAACGATATTCAGTTCGAGCTTGCGGAGGGAACCGAAGAAGGTAGCGAAGAGAAACTACAAGGACTGCTCACGAAATACAGGAAGGGCTGGCTCATGCACGATATGGAGGTACGCTTTTTCGAGGCGGTATCCGCATATATGAAGGTTGCAGACTGTGCCATTGTAGGCTATTTCGACGGCGACGGCAAATTCGGAACGAGAACGCTCTCGTTCGACCGTGGCGACACGCTGTTTCCGAGATACGACCCGCTTACCGGCGAACTGATTGCGTTTGCACGCAAGTATGTGGACTACGACGAGGAAGGAGAGGAGCGCATCGAGTGGGTTGAAGCATGGGATAAGGAAAAGTTCTTCCGCTTCAAGAAAGACCTGTCGGGAGGCACTGCGAGAAATGCCATTAGAAAGGTTGCGTCAATCTTCGGCGCGTCCGAATATGCCTGCGTCGAAGAGAAACGACACGGTTTCCCGTTCATACCTGTAGCATACGCCCGCAACGAGGACGGCCCTTGCTGGTCTGCCGTACAGCGCAATATTGAGGATTATGAGGAGGCGTTCTCGTATCTCTGCGAGAACAACAAGGCGTATGCCTTCCCGATACTTACGCTTACAGGAGAGGGCGATGAGATAGAGATAAAGGGAGATACCAACGGCGCTGCTAAGACGATCATGATTACCGACACGGACGGCAAGGCGGAGTTCCTCAACGGCACGGACGCGTCAAACGCCTTCGCTACACAGCTCAACAAGTCTTATGACCTCATCTACGAGCTTTCGTTTACCGTAAAGCCGCCCGAACTCAAATCGGGAGACCTGCCGGGCGTTGCAATCAAGCTGCTGTATTCTCCGGCCCTCGAAGCTGCCATGAACGACGCGCAGAGATTGCAGCCATTCCTCGACCAGTTGGTGCGTATAACTAAGTTTGGCATCGGAACGGAGAACAACTGCATGGCCTCAATGGTCGCACTGCCAGTTAATGCGTGGATTGAGAGCTATATCCATCAGAACGACACTGAGCTTATCACTAACCTGGCCACTGCGGTTCAGAACAAATTTCTCTCGAAGCAGACTGCTTCTGAGCGCAATTCCAAGTTCTCGAAGAACGACGAGTTTACTCGTATCATGCGCGAGCAGAAAGAGGAAGACCAGCAGGATTTGCTCATCGACATCCAACGCCAGGAGGCGCAGGTTGAGAACAACATCGAGCAGGAGGAAGCGCTTGCAAAAATTAACAATCAGCAGCCTGGCGACGACATCAATACAGGTCGTGGCAAAAAAGGCAGACCGAAGAGGTCTGACAAGGCATGGGACGAGAACGGCAATTACCCTGGCCGCAACAACTGGGATAAGAATCTAAGAAAGTAATTTATGGAGTCACGAGAATACGCACTTAACAGAACGAAAGCGCAGATAGCCTGCGAGTCACGCGTGCAAAAGCGGCTGTTTAAGGTTGCCCGTGAGATAGTGTCGCTCGCTTCCAAATACAGGAGGGGAGCGACACTGACAAACGAGAACGGGTTTATTGCAGCCTCACAGCGCATTGCGTTAGGCGTTGCTGACGGAATAGAAAGCGACATCGCCGTCTGCGCCAAGACCGCGTGCTCGATATTGAATATCGGCACGGATAGCACGGAAGCCTTTCTTGTGTCAAAGGTGTTCGGCAGGACATCAATGGAGCGAACCACCAGTTATCTGAAAAACTTTGCGGAGGACATGGTGCGTATGTGCAAGGCCGGCGTATTGATGAAATACACTGACTCACAGCTCATGTCCGCAATACGTACTGGATATAAAGACCCGTACACCACGTCCGTAATCACGAAGGCAAGAAAGGAGGATATAAACATCGCCACGCCTTCATACGGCAAGGGCGTATTTCATTCGGCGTATCAGAATATCGTCCGCAACGCGCGACAAATGGTCGCCGTCGCATGGGGCAGAGCCGAACAGCAGTACGGCAAGGAACATGGGGCGATAGGCTACTACATCTTTCGAGGAAGTTCGTATCCATGCGCGCACTGCGATGATGAGACGACGTATCTGCACCACTTCGGAGACCCGTTCCCACCGCTGCACTACCGGTGCGTTTGCTATGTTAAATTTGTTTACAAAAAAGAGGAGGAGTAATTATGTCAGAATACACATTGTCTGCCTATATGTACAAGTTGAAAAAGCAGTACAACATGGCGGATATTTCATATCTTATATATGCCGACCTGCGTGCGGCAGGTTGGGGTAAAGGCGACGCTTGGAATGTAGCTTTCCAAGGCCAGGGCCTAAACTGGGCCAAAGCTGAACTGCTTCGCGAGATTGAGAAGCTCGAAGCACTCGACTCAGTCCAGGCGCGCATTGCGGATGTACAGGGCACAAACTCGCCGAAGAACGACGAGATAACCGCGGAGGAACTTGCAAAGGAGACTTCAAAGGAATCCATCCTGCGCAAGCTGGTAGCTGCTGAAAAGAAAGCCAAGAAAGGCTCTCCTGACTGGCTGAAGATTGTGTCGCTTGAGGCGGACTATAACAAAATCAAGCAGGATGAGATAGATGTGGAGAACAATACTTGTCACTACTATTTACCAATCAACTATCCCACTTCGTGCAAAAATTGCCTTCTTTATAAAAACAAGAAAGATAAATAAATACAGGAATAGCCTCGCAGCAAAGAAATTACTGCAAGGCTATTCCTGTTTCTACTTGTACTTCTTGCCGGCAACCTTTTCAAGCGTTGCCACAAACGTTTCTTCAATCAAACTGTCATTGAAGGTCGGCAGAAAAACCTCTTCTGGAAGTGCCTTTCTTTCTGCCGTCTCCATGATGATACGCAGGCCCATTTCGAGAGCATACTTATCTTCGATGATTTTAATGATACACTCTTCCATAACTATCTCTGTTTACTCTTCTTTCTTTGCAGGCAGGTCGTCCTTGATAAAGCTGTATTCCTGCGTCTCTTCCGCACTCTTCATGTTGGATATGAGGAAGTGCTCCGCAAGGTCTGCTTCCGTGATGCCGTATGTCTCGTAGATAACTCCGCTTGGCGTGCGCTTCTTGTAGAACTTGCAGGAGTTCCACATCACTCTGCCAAACTTCTGCTGTGACGGTATCTCCTTTTCCTCAAGATTGTTATCCTCACAGAACTGTCTGAAGCTGTCATACAGCGTCTTGGCGTTTATCCAAACTGGTATCTCGCCCTTCGTTCCCTTGTCACAGCGTATCTCATACGCCTTGAGCCATGCCAGCACGGGCTGCGTGCCGAGATATGAAAGAATGAGCTGCTTGCGCGAACCTTCCGCAGACGGAAACTGAAACTTACGCTCTCTCAACATACGCTCGCCTTTAAGAACCCAGTTGAACACACCTGAAAGCTCCTCCTTGATAATCTCCGCAGCAAGACGAGGGTTCTGCTTCTCTTTCGGGATGGTAACGTCAAAGCTGACGTACTGCAAGCGTCGGATAAAGCCGAGCGTAACATCCTCTGGGAAAGGAAGCTCGTTGAGATTGAAGATGAGATATGGAAGACTCTTTGACTCCAGTACGTTCTCACCCAGTTTTCTGTACGGTACAGGCTCGCCGCTTACAAGGCGCTTAAACATACCTGTGTTCTTGCGTCCGAACTTCTTCGGGTCGGAGTCAGAAGACCAGTTGAAGATGGCGTTACGGATAGGGTAGCGCCCTCTCATGCCCTCGTCACCGTCAGCGGTAAGTTCCGCATAGTCCATTTTTGATATGCGGTCTTTGCCGAACAGGGCACACATGACCTCGAAAATAACACTCTTTCCGTTTGCTCCGCTACCGATAAGCATAAGGCACAGCTCTATTTTGTCGGACATCTTTCCTTCATACGGGTTGTATGCGTCACCGCGCTGCACCAAGCCGAGTCCCATGAACATCTGCAAGATGTCACGCGAGTCCTTGTCGGGCAGCACATCAAGCAGAAATCTCTCCCATTTCTTGCACTTCGCTTTCGGATCGAAGTTGTACGGATGATAGTAAGTCACATGATAATGCGGAGAGAATGGCATCGCCGTAGGAGCCACACGCGCAATACCGAAGTCAACGACACCGTTGGCGAACGCCACAACATCGAACTGCGGAACAAGCACGTTGTAGTTCTTGATTGTGTCGATGAACGACTCCTTTCTGATTGTGGAACGACCGAGCACGGGTGCTATGAACAAGTCCTCCATAAGCAACTGGTAAGCCTGCTCCACAACAATCGGCTCCACCACCTCGTATATTTTTCCGTTGAACGTATAGAACGCTCCTGCAAAATATTTTACAGGGCAGTCCTTGGCAAGTTCCCTGATACTCTTGCAAAAGCCCACCAGGAGCCTGTTCCAGCTCTCGCTGTTCACCTTGCCCCAGTCGGTTCTGTACATACCGAAGCCGTACTTCGCGTCTGCACTCAACGCCTTCAACTGCCCGTACAGCGAATCTATCGCCTCACCACTACTTCTTTTCATTCTTCCTTCTCCTTGTGTTTTTCTCTAATTGTGACATCACCTCGCGTCTTTCTGACCCTGCCGCCGTGCAGATAGACGAAAGCCTTTGCACCCTCTTCGCAATACACTTCCACCTCCGCATTGTCGTACATGTTGATAAACGCTCTCGCAAGGCCGTTTACAAATACAGTCGCCTCGCAGTCATGCCTTACATATATGTCGCCGCAGCTCTTGCCGGAGTAGGTCAGTCCTGCGACGCACTCTCCGTTTAATATCACCGTCGGCTTGTCGTCCGCAAGCACGTTCTCGTCCACGTACACGCCGTGGTCGTGAATGACATCTCCGAACTCCTTCCGTATCACTTCGCACGACGGAAAGTTGTGTTCTATGCAGAAGTCAATGCCTCTGACAAACTTCTCGACAAGCTCGTCTTTCGACGTGCCGTCGGCCCATTCGTCAGTCCATTGCTGGCACAGACCCAAGCCGACCGCCTCCGACTTCATCTTAGCCGAAAGCTTCTCTGTCTTTCTGTCCGCCATATTTATTCCTTATCCTGCTTTGTGTTTCGTTCGATATACTCGCTCATGGCTTTCAGCTTTGCGGTCTGGTACTCCGCATCACCGACAACGGTAGTATCAACGAACATGCCGGTAAAGATAGCCTCTGCGTTCTTGCCTTCCGTTCCGTGAGTGCGCCAATCGCCTTTCTCGTCACGAACCATGCCGAGCGCGTCGATTGCCTCGAACATCGTCGTGCCGATGCCGAACTCCACCTTCCATCCGCCGCCGACCGTTTCGACACAAATGTACGGAAGCGAGCCTCGTGTCAGATGCTTGCGGACATCCTCACGGATACCTTCCTTGTCGCGGAGTTCCTTCAACTCCTGCTTGCTCAGACTGCGCGACTTCTTTGTAACTACAAAATTGCCGCAATATAACTTCTTTCCAAAATCCATATCTATACTTATTTAGTTAAACAATGTTTTTATCCTCTCTAAAGGCATTTTCTTCGCCCGTATTCGCATATCAGCGTTGCGTCGCACTTGTTATCGTCTACGTTCTTGCACTTGCTTGTACGCCTAAAATCTTCGGTCGGAAACAGTCGTCTTGCGGCGTTGATGGATGTCGCCTTGTTGTCAGTGCTTTTCTTTCCGCAATAACTCTTGACAACCTTATCGTGACTTATCCAAATCTCCTTCTGCCAAGTCTTCGGAGGTACAAGATGATAGGGTATCTCAAGCGCAATCAACAGACCTTGCAGTACTCCGAACGTTTCTCCGAACGAGAATGTGGACTTTGCCGACGAACCGAAGATGGCATGTATCTCCTCCATACAGCACACGCAACTTTCCTCACACACCGTCTTGATGTTTTTCAGAAACAGCGCAATATCGTGATAATCGCGGTCCTGCAAGGAGCAATACTCACGCGTGCCGTCAGGGTGCATTACTGCTATGAAACCCTTTGAGCCAGGGTCTATGCCGATGTATGTCTTGTTTGCCATATTATTTTACTCCTGTTGAATTAAAACCGTTGTCGCCACGCTTCTTGTCATTATTTTCTTTGTCATCATTTTCTTCTTTTTTGATGACACCGCTAACAAGTTCCGTGTTCGGTATATCCACGATACGCATCTGCGCAATCTTCGTGCCGGCTGGGATAATGATGTTCTTTGACAGATAACTGCCTATTCCAAAGGTTTTTACGATTGCGTTCACCTCGCCAGTATAGCCGCTATCTATCAAGCCAAGTTTAACATCGGCATCAATGCGGACTTCGACAAACTCTCCTTCGAAGTGCTCTCTTCGGGCGTACAATCCCTTGGAAGACATACCGCTTCTTGGCTGTATCACCGCAGCGAGGTGTTTCGGGAGCTGTATCTTGAAGCCGAGAGGTATCATACATCGGTCCCAATCGTACACCTTCACGTCTTCCTTTGTAAACACATCATACGCTGCGTCGGCATCGTGTGCCTTTTCGGGCATCCTGCCGCCGCAAAGTTCTATTACTATCTTCTCTTTTTCCATTTTATTTTTGTTTATTATTTCTTACCGTTCCACTTTACAAACTCCTCACAAGCCTCATCTTCGCCCATAACGAACGTGTAGAGGTCTTTGGCGAGGCAATAGGGTGCGCTGTCTGCATCCTCGTCCGCGAACATCGCGCAGTCTTTGCACTTGTACTTACATTTATCTGTCATGTGTTTATAGTTTAGCCAAATATTTCAAAATAAGAGGTGTACTAATAAAAACCGTGATGTCTCCAGAAGCTGTGCAGTCGGCATATATTTCGTAGGTACTGCGCAACCTCGTATATTCTCTTTGTACGCTTAGATAAAATGGAGTTGGGATGGGAATGCGACTAAACCACTCCGCATTGCCAAGATCCTCGCCGCACTTATGCAAGAACCAGCCATCCTTGACTTTGGTTATTTCTTCGTTCAAAAAGAAGATGCCACCTCTCTTGATTTGCCCGAGTGCAAATAAGTACCTGTTGCCGGCAGCCTCATCCCACAATGTTTGTGGGGGCGAGCTGCTTAATTCCTCTACTGTCTTTCCCATATCCAATACGTTACTCGAAAATATCGGCGTTCAATGTATGGTTTATAGCAGCGAACAATTTGTCACGCACATCTTCGCGTGACCATTCCACTTTTTCAGCGACTTCTTCAATGGTCACACATGCGAAAGCGGTGAGGGCTTCCATGATTTCCAATGGTGTTGCACCGTCTATTGCATCTTTCGCCTTAATCATCCCTTGCATCAGGGGAAGTTCCTTTCCAAAATTTCTCATATCTTCATCTCCTTTCTTAATTATACGCTATCTTCCTTTATGTTGTATTTTTGATAGAAATCACGGCAAAAGAAGTTGTTTACACGCTCTTTTAGACTATCAGGAACTTTTGCAGACCAATCATGATCCTTAGTCCTTTCAAAAGCGATAGTGTTGTGCAAATCTACCATCTCCTGCCAGTCGGTATCGTCAAGCGTAATTTCTGTTGTATGTTTCTCAATGTAATCAACAGTAAGAACAGCTTGAGAACCAAACACCTCTTTGCTATAAAAAGAGCATGTAACAAGATTGTTGTTCTCAAATTCTTCTATTTGCATCAAACCCGCAGGAATCTTTAGAAGGATTTTACTATTAGGAATTTCCACAACACCCTCGCAGTTGTTCCAGAATATCAACCTCTTTTTTATCCTTGACTTCTCTATCATAAGCTATTTATTTTTTGTTATTCATCATACGAAAAGCTCTGTCGGCCATAACACTTTGTGGGTTATGAAAAAGGATAAAATAGAAATTGCCATGTTCTTTTGTGTGAACCGTATGCAATCCACAATCCTTAATAAAACCATCATCACCAATGCAAGGATCCAATAACTCGCGAATTGCGCTATTGCAGCTTGGTTGAACTATAATAACGCCACCCGTTTCTCGAAGTTCTTCAAGTTTCTTCCATTGAGTTTCGATATTTTCGTCTCCATAGAACAAATCATAACCATAAGGTTCTGTGATTTCGCTATCAATGCACATTCCCAAAGGAATCTCAATTACTATAATCGGTTTCATAAGCTATATCCTTCTGCAATTAAACCCCCAAAATAATACAAAAGCACACCGTAAACTTTCATTTCTGCTTCCGAAAGTTGCTTAAAGCACTCAAAGTCACAGTCCTTATTTACATAAGCCCTAATTGGAGGTGCAAACCTTTTTTGCTTAACTGCTATTGTATATTCCGATTTGTGTGGAAAAACAGAATCCATATCCTCAATAACTGAGCATATAACCATTCCGTCCTCTCTGACTTCCGCATAACTTTCTATTTGCTGCTTTAGCTTTCCGACGGAATTATTTAGAAAAACTCTATGGGAGCAAGGTAAATGTCACCAAGTTTTAATTTTTCATTTTTATCCATAAGCTACTCCTCCTTGTCTTTGATTTCTATAAAATCACCGACTCCCAAACGAGCGTTGTTGATACAATTACATATCCAACCCATAAGGTATGCCTGGTGCTCATTTCTGCCGTTATACATCCTTTCCAAGTCGCACGCATCGTTGATAGACGATAGAACATGATATGCCTCATGGCAGATATTTTTCATAGTCATATCCTTCTTCTTTGGAAAGACAACGAGATTACCGAAGTATTTCCCTGCCTTACTCATACATTCGTCATAAACCATACCTCCGTAGTTTCCTTCGCTCATAGGCTCGCCGTTGTGAACAAGAGGCTCGCCTTTCATGTTGGTAAAGCATTTGTCTATTTCTTCTTCCGATGTATTGTACATCACCCAAAGTTTCCTTGGGTAAATCTGCGGTGTATATTCGTAATATCCTTTCTTTTTCATAATTCACGAATCAGCTTAGTTATACGCTTGTATTCCTTAATGATTGGAGCATCAAACCATTCTGTTTTAACGATATATGTTCTACCCTGTTTTATAACTCCAACGAGTTGGGCATTACCCCAGACTCCATACAAATCTATACGATACGCTCCCTTATCTGTAGCCACAAGATAATAGGTCTCTGTACCAAACGATTCTTTGTTACCAGACGTTTCTACGATTTTATCGACAGAGTAAACCGTAATAGTGTCGTACAACTTACGATTGCCTCCTTGGAATCTCTGACTCCTGCTACACAATGCCAATAGCGACACCACCGCAACTAATGCAAATAATAAAAACTTCTTCATATCTCAACTATTTTATTTTAACTATGTCAACTATTTCTATTGGCGCAATAGATTTGATATAATGATACCCTAACGGATCTGTATAGTTCAAGCTATTCCACCCTCTCCCGACACGAACATACGGAACCCTGCATGTACGGATGTTTATGCTATCCGCTTTGTCAGGGTAATGGATAACAATGGTTGCAGAATACCATACCGTATCGTCTTTAACAAATCCGCCGTTCTTGTATTTTTCACTTTGCCAAATAACAAAACCAAAGATTAAAACCGCTAAGGCAAAAAGTGATAAAAAACACATTTCTGCACTCCAGTCATTCAACCATCTTTTCACGTTCATATCCTCAATATTTATTTGTGCAACCTTCCGATATGCCACTTAGAGCACAGTTCGCAGAAATACGGACGTTCTCCCATTGTTTTCAGCTTCGGGTTCTGCTCAAGAAACTCCCATGCCTCATCCTCGGTATCGTAGCCAACCTTCTGCTTCCACGAACTGCCCTTGCGAGTCCAATGTCTTGCGTCGGGATGCAGGGTGGAGTAGGGTGCTTTGTTGCGGTATCTGTTTTTGCTCATATCCATTTTACGGTTGTTTCTCCGTTGTAACCTTTCTCCCATACAAACCATGCGTAGCTGACTGCACTACCCCCCCCATTGCGCATTGCAGCGAACTTGCCGTTCTTTGCACACAGCACTCTCTTTGAGAATTGCAGTACGTACTTAGGCGGCGTGTTCTTATAGAGCCTCTCGTAGCGTTTCTGACCCTCCAGGAATGTTGTCTTGAGAAACATCACACACAAACCTCCGTCGGGAAGCAAGTCAAGCGAGTGCTGCACGAACTCCAGTGCGTACTTGTAGGGTGGATTAGTCAGTATGCACTTGCAGCCGTCGGGCATCGTATCCGCTTTAAAGAAGTCCTGCACACCGCCGTAGCCTCGGTCTATAAGGTCGGTGCTCACAACATCGTATCCGAACTCAATAAGACGCTCTGACAAGCATCCAGTACCACAAGCGCACTCCCATATCTTCTTCGGCAAAGAGAAGGACTTTAAGAGCTTGTCTATAGCCTCGGGCGATGTGCTGTAGAAGTCGTGCTCCTCACGCTCCTTGTCCGTGTGATTGCTCGCACCGATTGTTATGAAGGTGCTCTTGCCGTTTCCGTTCCAGTCCTTAGTCATTGCTCAACCTGTTTGTAACCCAAATCATTAAGTGTCCTGCGGATAAAATCCATTCCCTTTTGATAGACGAGTGTCTTGATGCTAATTTTCACGCCGTCATGCGTTGTGTATTTCTGTTCTATCGTGCGGAAATATCCACAGTCAACATACTTCTGATATGGGAGATTGTTCCACATGAGTATTTTCGCGTTGCGCAGAATTTCAAACAACTTGTTTCTGCCGATGTTTTTGAAGTGGAGTGTATTCGCAGCAGCCTTGATGTCGATGGCGGTCTTGCTTTCAGCCACTGCTTCAAAGAACTCTACTTTCGGCTTCTGCATCTCAAGCTGCTTCTGCTGTGCTTCTATCTGCTCCTGCTGCTTGGCAGCAAGCATAAGAGCCTGGGCAAATGACTGAGGAACACCTGAACTCTGACGTATCTGTTGCTCCATAGCGTTGAAGGCGTTTATGTATTCCAACTTGAAAGACAAAGCCTTCGCACCGGTAAAGCCCATAGCAAGCAGTGTAAAGCCGTCACGGTTCATAACGTACATTGGGATTTTCTTAACACCACCGGCAGGCATAGGCTGTTCTACCTCGGTAAGAACAAACATCTTTGCAAGTTGCTGATTGTCAACGAAAAGTGTTTTTTCACTTGTCGTTGACAGTAAATTATTAATAGCCTTTAGAACATTGTGATGTTCCTTACCGAACTTCTCTGCAACAATCACACTTGTTGTCAGAGCTTGGTTATCGTTGCCTCTAAATACAATCTCTTGCATATTGTTAGATTTTAAGTTACAATTACTTTTTGTCATTTATTGTTTCCACTCGCAGCTTGATGTGTTCATGCGAATTATACCAAGCGTATCTTTCCTCTGCCGGAGCATTTTCTATTGCTTCAACAGACTTTCTGAATGCTTCGCACGCCTCTTTGTCTGAAAGCCCCAATTTTCTTGTAGCACTAAAGAACAATTTAAAGAAAAGCTCCATTCCGCTTTCTTTGGGGTCTAAAACAATCTTCGGCATATCACTTCCTTGTCTTGTCAAGTTCCATGATTGTAAGTATCGCATAGTTCGCAAGGTCAAGCAATGAGTCTCTCATACTCTCGTCCTTCACCTTCGCCTCGTCAGACATCAGAGACTTCACGCGCTTTAGCTTCTCGGACAGGTGCCCGTAGGCGTATGTCATACCGCACTCCGCAAACAATTCCGAGAAGCTATTGCCGTAGTCGTGGTTCTTCGCTTTGAAGGTGTCGTACATACCATTGGTAATGTCGCGGAACGCTACACACTTCTTTGGGATTAACCGCGTGGACTTACCCTCACGCTCATTACGCAACACGTCCTTTAGGGTTTTATTGTCAACTAATCCGTGTTGCATCACGTCGCTCAGGGATATGTAGAACGGTTTCTTCCAGATCGCATCGCTGCGAACCTTGATGTACTCGCCGACCCATGCGCGATGCGGGTCGTTCTTGTCGGCGGAGCTTATCAGCTTCGGACCGCCGCACACCTCGAAAAGCGGTACTTGGAGCGTTACATAATTTTTGTCTCCGTGCGGAGTTTTCAGCGTTGTCAGATACTGGATGGATTCACACATATCCGTGGTACCTTGATGCTTACGCTCGATTTTGTTGTTGGGCATCCTAAACTTCAAGCCCTCCTTAATGTCCTCTCTGTTAATCATTGTTACTCCTTTCTTTGAACGGCACCCATATCTCCTCCATCTCGCGCAGCGCAAGCTCGTAGGCAGCTATATCGTCCTCCGTAGGGTTGTTATTGCTGTGATAAACAATAATGGCAAACACAAAGTAACGAAATAATATTGCCGCATCGTAATATTGACGTGGATGACGTATAAAATTGCAACAACCATACCGACCTCCGTCAGGCAGCGTGCCGTCACCAGATACCACAAGCACATTGAGAGGACGAGTCGCCCATTGTATGTCTATAGGCTCTCCCGATTTTATACGCTCTTTCAACTCACACGCCTCGCAGTACCATGCGTGAAGAGCACCCTCACCGGCATACTGCACCTTTGGTATAGGGCATTTCAGCAGACGCTGCAAATCATCCAATAACTCCTGTTTCATATCTCGTTCTTGTTTTTCTCTTTCGTAATATCTCTCATATAGTCGAAGATAGACTGCACGAAGAGGTTGCAGGTACAATCCGTAAACGGGTTCTTCTCGAATAGTGGCAGTTTCTTGAAGTCAGTCCTGAACCAATTATCGAACTGCAACAACACATAGCGCATCACAGCTACATCATGGGCATTGTTCATCGCTCCATCAAGATTTCGCAAAGCTCTTTCCGATAACTCGCGCAAATTATGATACCCGTAGAGCATCCGTCTATTTTTATTTTTTTTCTTCATTTAAACCATTATTTTAAAATAACCTATAGCTTCTTTTATCGGCATACTAAACATGCTATCCTCTGTAATTCCCGACTCCATAATTAACATTCGTTATATAATTGATAAAGCGGATATGAGAGTATACATACAATACCCAGTACCATAATTCCAGCTACCAATGACTTGGTGAATGCATCCGTTACGGCAGAAATAGAAAACATTATCACTCCGAATACCATCAACAACTTGAAACGCCTGCGCCATCTGCGACGCTTAATCCTCGCCATCTTTTCCTCCTCCAACTCTTTTCCGAGTCTTTCCATGAGATTTTCTGTTCCGTTTCCCATACTTTTACAATTAATTTTACTACTTTTGCATCTGATAAAACCAGTCCGTAGAGACGGTCAATTCCGATTAACAGAAAATGAACGATTAATGTAGGTTTCAAATGCAGCCAAATCCCCGATAAACACGGGGTTTGTGTAGGTAGTGTATGATAAGGTTCTCAACCCCTATCCTCACATGCCTCTGAAACGAAGGTACAAAATAAGTTCTACAATCATACACAAACTCCCGTAAATACGAGGTTTTTGGTGCATTTTTATCCTACATCGAGTGTATAATAAATATACATGCTATCAGAACAGACGTGACAAAGTGCACCTCGTACATGAAGCACCCGAGAAAAATTAAATTCAAATATACATAAATATACAAGTTTACAGTTTTTAACAAATGGGAACACAAGTTTACACAAAGCCAAAAATCGGAAGAAAAAATTTTTAAAAGAGGTGACTATTTTGGCAAATAGCCAATTCTCAAGGGGGGGCACCCTGTTTTCTTTATATTATATGCAATAATATAACGTTAATAAGTGTTAAACGCACATTTTATGTTTCACGCTTGTCTAATATTATATAAATTTGTAACCGCTTGAAAATCAGTACTTTATACACTTATATTAATTTCTAATATGTATAAATATAATGTTTCACGACTTGTTAAACATATTTAATTTTTGACAGGTTGTCACTGACAATTAAGATTTATTAAGTTAAAATTGTCACTTTGTCAGTCTTTATGCATATAATGTATATTTATACACCGCAAAAAACTCGTAACACGTTGATATATAGCAAGTTGACTATTTGTTAAAATTGTTAATTTATCTGTCAGTTGCACGCCTTTTGCAATATATATTGTATAAACATAGGGGTCGCACTGTCGCGCCCTACTGAGTGCTGCCTGTCGTATGTCCCACGGCACGCACGGCACGGATAGAGATAGATACAGGGACACAAATATAACAACCCACTAAAATTTCTACATCATGGGAAAAATTTTTGACAACAGCGTAATTGCCGCAAAGAAAGAGAACACAAAAGAAAAGGCTGCGAGATTTGACGCCGCCGAACGTGAACGACTTGCAAAAAAACTTGAGGGCGAGACTTACGGCGACAATCGCAGCGAGATGTGTAAACTTATTGCACGTGCGGAGACCGCCGCCGCCGCTGCTATGGTCGGCGTGTATGCTGACTATGTAGTAAAATACACGTTTGCAGAGTTGCGCAAGTTCCGCCGCCGTTACTTGTCAGTGTGTGAGAATGATGTTTGCCGTATCGATGGCGAAATTGTCGAGGTTGTAACGTTCCGCCCTCTGGTTAAAATTGGCGCACGTTACTATTATAAGGAGATAGCCGACAAACCACTTGCACGTGAGGCGGCAAAGGTAGTGCGCCGCCTGTGGTTAGGTAGAAAGGCAACTAACGGATTTTCTTTCGTTCCGTCACAGACTGAAAAGGACGGTCAAAAGGTGTTAGAAAAGAAGCCCGTTACCGACTTGCATACGGCTTTTATGGCAATGCAGCGTTCAAACACCGCTTTAGACTGGGCGAAGATAGAACAGGCGGCAAAGGAGCGCAAAGCGGAGGAGGAGCGTACCAATGAGGTAGAGACACTCCGCGCAAAGCTATTGAGCGGCAAAGCAACGCCGGAGGAGGTAGCAAGATTCGCCGTACTTGCAAAGTAAACAAGCACCGAACAAAGGTTTTAAAACCCTGTAGACTTACAGCCTACAGGGTTTTTTATTGCCCTTTGGTTACGTGCTGACAGGCTCCACCTCCGACAGGCTCCACCTCCGACAGGCTCCACCTCCGACAGGCTCCACCTCCGACAGTGGAACGCTTAAACCGACACACCGCACGTCTCAAGTAGCGGGCACGGGTTTCCCGTGACGGGTGAGAGAGCGTTTTTATTGGTTTTCACGTTGAAAATCTCAGTTGCAGTTCCGCATTGGTGAAGGGCTGTAGTTTTGCACTTAGCAAAGCAATCGTCAACGACAATTTATTTGATTGTTATCGGTTTTCCGTCCTGACAGACGGCACGACAAACCCGCTTTCTGGCTTGAATGTCAGTGGTCTCTACAACCAACGAAAGACAGGTGTCCCGTGAAGATAGAACGATGCTAAGACACGCAAACCTAATAATTCATAATTCATATTCTACGTTTGGCACACATGGACGAGTTCCTAACGTGCTGCGCTTGTTACGGCTGCGCGCTCTGGTTAAAAAGCAGCCGTCACGGATAATTATTGCATATTCCGTGTGAGGTATCACCAAAAAATCTGCAATACGTTCATAAGGTTGTACGTGGAGCCTAACTGCACACAATGTGTGCGACGTGCGGGATTATCCCGTGAAAACGTGCGAGGAATTGGGCGGTTACTCGCTGCCGTTCTCTATGAGACGGCGACAATGCCCAAAGGGGTACGCTGTACAATACGGTGCAGCGTTCTGGGACACGCAAAGAGAGCGTGACTCCTTGGCAATGGCTGCGTGCGTGGTGACATTCACGCAGCTCCTATTATTAACCAAATAAAAATAGAATTATGTTCAAGAAAATTAATGAGTTTGGGGATAGAAATCCTCTATGGTTCAGTATTATTTTTGTATCTGTGGTATTTGCAGCAACAATTCTTGGGGTTGCGCTCAGATAGTTCAGAGCCTTAAAATCTCCCTACGATTGTAGGGAACATTCACCAATAAATTATAGAATTATGACATTAAAGACATTTAAAGTGCTCGACGCAATCAATCGTGAGGGATTGGATAACACTCAGTGGAATATCTACATGCACCTCGAACCTGTGAATACAGGAGAGTTTTACGGAACGAACGAAAACCGCACGCTGCCCGCAGGCGTTTGGATATCCGTGTACAAGGAGCGTGGCGATACGTTCTATTATTTCCGTTGGCTCAAGCCTGATTTGTGCCTTGATATATTCGAGGACACGGAGCTGTTATTCTTCAACGTGAGCGATTAGCCTAAAATGGTAGCCGACAGGCTACCAACTATTAACCAATTAAATTCTATGATTATGAAGAAAAGACAGATTATCTATTCGAGTACGATAATTGTGCTTGGAATTATTCAGCTGCTCCCGTGCGTGTTGCTTGTAAGCGGTACGATAATTGGAAATGTGCTTGGAATTTTCTACGCTCTGTTTGTGTGGTATCTCTGGACGAGTACGAAAAATGGTCGTTGGTTCAGCGTTGAGCTGTACCGCAGTACGCTGCGCTTGGAAAAATTCCTGCTCGGCTGCAATGTGGAGAGTGATTAGTACGATAATTGTGCTTGGAAACTTTCAGCCTAAATGCTGCCCTGCGATGTGGGGCAGTACGATAAATAACTAATAAAAACAAATGAATTATGGCAACACGAAGAGTTAAGTGCGAGGGTTCTCTGTTCATGGAGAGCGTATTCGCGAAGATGCAGGAAATCTACACACACGTTGAGTTCCTTGGTTACGACGGCAAATTCCTGACCGTGGCTTACATTGTCTAAAACCCTGTGCGCACGCAATATGTGCGCACGGACTATTAACCAATAAAATCACAGAATTATGACAGAAAAAAGACTCACAGAGGCGAGAAGACTCGCAAAGGAAATTCTCCCTAAGGTTCAGAAGATGCAGCGCGATATGTTTTTTAACAATCATGTAAACGTGTGCATTGAGTTTTACAACTCCGGCTACAGCTTTTATGTAGATGTTTACAGCACGAGCGACAAGAAGGGCGAGAGCAGGGATTTCCGCGTCGCGTCTTTCAGATTTTACGATTTTTACGAGGCGGAGGAGAACGACGAAACGTTCAAGCGTCTTGCGGAGTACGTAAAGGAGAAGTCCGCAGCCTAAAAATCCCCACGATTGTGGGGTCTATTAACCAACCAAATCACAGAATTATGAACACAGAGAAAAATTTTGTAGTGCTTGAGTTTTACCCGAGTTTCACACCGAAAGTCGTGCGAGAGTTTGCAACCCGTGAGGACGCAGTGAAGTTTGCGGAGCTTATGAAGAAAAGCGAGACAGGCAGACATACCTACGCAGTATTTTCACGCATCGAGCCGTAGAGCCTAAAATCGGGCGGTACGATAATTCGTGCCGTCTGCCATTAACCAAACAGAATTATTATGAGTAGAAAAAACAAGACCATGTGCATACTTGCCATGTTGCACAACGAGGTGTATACAGGAGAGCAAATTTTGAACGACAGCGTATTTACGATACAATGCGGAGAAATCAAGAAAAAGGAATTGTACCTCGTTTCATTCAAGAAATTGTCGCAATGCTTTATCAACCATACGCTAAAGCAATTTGCGGAGGATAAGGGATTTTCCTTGGAGCCTGACGTGACTGCGAAAAATCCCTACGGCGACGATGTTTTTCTGTATGAATTGTAGCCTAAACAAGCGGAGTTATTTCTCCGCTGCCATTAACCAATTAAATCATTGAATTATGCTAAGAGACAGAAATTGCGACAAGAATTTTGAACGTTCGTTGATGTATCAGATAAACAAGGCAAAGATTGCAGCTCGCAAGATGCACAACGCACGTATGACCGACTACAATGATCCGAAATCTGAGAATGATTTTCACGACGCTATGGTTGAGATTGTAGCCATTGCTTATCACGATTGAGCCTGAACAACCCGTTACGTTTTGTCACGGGTTCATTTTATCAACCATTTAAAATTTTAGGATTATGAAAAAGAACCCACGAGATTACGAAGTGAACGGCAAAATGTACGCTTACATCCTTGACTCCATCTCTTCCGACGAAGTAGACGTAGAGTCCATGTCAGACAAGGAGCGCATTGAGTTTGCGCTTAACACGTTCTATGTAGAGAAATTTAAAGATGACAGACGCAGAATGTCCGCTCTTGATTTGCTGACTGAATGGATTGCCGGTCTTTGCTCTACCGTGAACGTAGCCTTTACCAACTATGACATTGCCAAGGTTGGCACGGAGTGGGGTTATTGCAGAACAGACGCAAGAACCTCGCAGTTTGTACGTACATGGTTTGAGCGCATCGCCAATGGTATTCTGCGCCTTGCAAAGATTTACGGCGTGGATATGAGCCGTTTCCGTTACTAATGCCTTAAAAACTCCTGTGTAACGATTGTACACAGGAACAATTATCAACCAACAAAAATAAGATTATGAAGAAAAGAACTTACAAGACGCTCGCCGGCTTGCTTAGAGCTGCCGATGCAGGACAATTCACGATGAACGACTTTTTAAGCGGACAAATCTACGACAACAAGCATTATAAGCGGTGTCCGTTCGAGCTTACCGACAGCGCTCTGCGTGAGCTGTCTGACGGCTTCTGTCAAGCACTGGGCTGTCAGAAAAGAAAGTACGACGAGGTATTCCACAACATGAAGTACGGCAAAATCGAGAGCTGTGGCATACTTTCCCGTCTGTGGGTTGAGCTGCGTGGCAACAAGCCGAGCTTTACCTATTGCGTAGGACAGGACGGAGATTACGAGTATCCGCTTGTCAAGAGAATCCTGTATCGTGGTTATTGAGCCTCAACAAATCTGTGCAGCCTACCTGCACAGAACAACGTTTAACCAAATTAATTTCTGAATTATGGCAACAAAAAGAGCATCCGAAAGGAGAAGCAGAACGCTTGCGCAGCAGGCTAAGTCCTACGAGGTGGCAGGCGAGTACGAAATGATGCAGATAATGCACGAGTCGTGGATAAACGGCAATTTCTCCGACTTCAAGCATTATTACAGAGTCTTGAGAATGGAGGACAGACGCAGGTTTGTACACTATCTCTACAACAGCACCGACGAGGGCACATTCTACAAAATGATTAACTCGCTCATGTTCGGTTAGCCTAAATCAATCCTCACTATCACGGGTGGGGATTTCTATTAACCAACATTTAGAATTATGACAGAAAAAGATTTTTTAGACAAGTGCCATGAAGTTCTTCGTAAATTTGAAGACAAAGATACTTTTGACAAGTGTATTTGCGAGATTTTACATTCAGGCTGTATTGACCTTGAAAAATGCCCTAATAATTACATTCCTATTTATTGGGTGATGGGCGCATTATTCAAACGTGCTATGTCGCAATGTCTTGATGGCTCTGTTGACAAGAAGACGAAAAGAATAGCCCACAAGGAGGCTAAAAACATAGCATGTTTTATTCCTTGGTGGTTCTGATTAGCCTAAAGACTCTCCCCTGTGGAGAGTGCAAGTATAACCTAAAAACAAAGAATTATGGAAAAGAATATTGTAGAAGTTGTTATGAACAACAAAGGCGAGGTTGTTGAGAAGGTAACCGACTACATCGGTGTCGAGAATTTTGCCAAAGCGATAGAGGCTCTTTATCGTGAGTGTTTGGAAGACTACGAGAACTCTGAGGACATAGAGGAATACCTTGCCGATTTCGAGGGTTTCAATATTCAATCTCTCGCTTGGGATTTTACTATGAAAGCGAACAGAGAGATGAAGGAATATCTCCACATGCAAAATCATCGCATGGACGGCAATTTCGCCAACATCGAGGAAGACTATCCCGCTCACATCACGGGCACATATTGAAGTTCGGAGTATGCCGGCGACGACTACTTCCGTCTGTTTCCCCAAATGGTTGCACGTTTGGATGCAGCGGAAGACAGCAAACAGGCTGACGAGGACAGGGCGTATCTTATGGATTGGTATTTTAAAGCCTTTGGAACGTTCGGCATCAAGTACAATTTTCAAGACACGCTTTCGGAGATTGTGTACATGCGCGAAGAAGAACAGGCTATCGCCTAAACTGCCTCCCTACGGGGAGGTACAATATAAACCTTTAAAAACAAACAGAATTATGGCAAAGAAAGTTTATGCGCTCTATCGCACTGATAATTGGAATACATACGCAAGCCGAGAATTGCTTGTTGTAGCAGGCAGCATCAGAAGATGCTGTAAGGTAGCCAAGGACGACGGAGCAACAAAAGAGCAGATTAAGGATTTGCGTGGTTATTACCACCAATCCCAGTGTACCGACGAAACCGATTACGAGTACGACATTGTGGAATACACGCTCAACGAGAGTTTAATAGACTAAAAATCCCTCTTCGGAGGGAACAATTACAAACCATTTAAACAGAAGAATTATGGCATTACAATGGAAATGGACTGACAAGATGGGCAAGGCAATCATCCGTCAGAACGAGAGAAAGTACGAGATTGGCATCTACGGCGGCAACGCTCTTGCGATATTCATCAGTGAGGACAAAGACTCATACCAGCTCTACAATTTCATTACGGACGAAAGACACCTCGGCATCATTAAAGAGAACAAGTTCAAGATGTTCTACGATGAGGTGGTGAGCATCGAGCTGAACGTATGCAACAAGAACGCGCTGAAGATACTCCCTCTCCTCGCAAAGGAGGCGGGCGAAGTGCGCTGCTACTACAAGGAGTCAGAGTAACATGGCTTATCCGTTGGGGAAAGAAACCACAATCGGAGCGACACCGACAACGGAACAACATTAACCCTAAAAAGAATTGAATATGAGTAAAGACATTATCAAAACAGAAGAAATTGGTGATTACAGAATCAAGATTCGTCGCGACGAGTATCCTCTGTGTCCGTGCAAGGACTGGGATATGTTAGGCGTACATCTTTTCGATTACAGCGACAGGAACAAATTGTCGGAAGCCTCAAACTACGAGGAGCTGTTCTGTTCAAACGACTATTCGCTTGCCGACGCAGTATGCGAGCTTGCTTGCAAGTATGTACCGCAGAAGAAATTCATCAAGTACATCAACGAGTACCTTAGCGACTCTCTACGCTTTCGTTACGACCGTTCGGACCACATGTGGTATCTTGAGCATTATTTCGGATACGGAAACGAGGAGAAACAATGGCATGAGATGCAGAGCTTTACACCCGACGAGGTGCAGGACGGCATCCGTAGCTGGCTCTCCGAAGCTCTTGACGAGAAGGATTTTATCTATCTTCTCTCAAATTGTCAGACAGAGATTGCGGTACACGAATGGTCGTCACGCGGCTACTGCCAGGGCGATTACGTTGAAGGCTTCTCCTATTGTACAAAGGAGCGTTTCATTAAACGTTACGGCGGCACAACGAAGGACTGGCAGAAACGTGCGGTTTCCGCTATGGAAAGCGAAGCAGCGTGTATCGGCAAATGGATGTGGGGCGACGTGATAGGCTTTGTTCTTGAGAAGAAGGTGCGTTACACGAAGGTCTACGAGGACAGCGAGAGAGCGGACGAGGACGATTACGACTGGGAGGAGGTTGACTCCTGCTGGGGATATTATTGTGACGAGGACGAGCTGATAAAGGAAGTAATCGAAGAACACCAATTACAGCCGAGCGTTGCAGCCTAAAATCGAGGGAGGCATATCTCCCTCACAAAAACCAAATTATTGTGATTATGAAAGACAACAAGTATTTCTGCTACACCATCGACAATAGCGGTGAGCGTGGCTTTCAGAGAATTGACAAGGAGTATGCAATCCAGCTGAACAATATGGGTCGGTGGTTTTACAAACTTCCATTTAAGGTTGTGAACTCCCTCACAAAAGCGTTGAGATGGAAGCATCATCTTCGGGATTAGCCTAAACGCCTGCGTTATGCAGGCTCTACAAACCAAAATACAAACAATTATGAAGAAAATAGATTTAGGAACACGCACAGCTAATTTGCGTGCAGCTTACAGCGACTTGAAAGATGGATACACAATCATTGTTGGCGAGCTAAAGATGTGGATATACACTTGCGAGAGATGGGGCAGTCCTTCATACGGCAAGGATTATATCTGCTACTGTAGTTACGGACGCAGTGCATCAACAGTCAATTTTAAGAGTTTTGCAGACGCTATGCGTAGAGCCGGCGATGGCAAGCTCGCCTATAGCAGAGAGTGGTAGCCTGAAAACGGAGGGAGCAATCCCTCTGACATCATTAACCAATTATTAAAGATTATGAAGTATTATGTATCAATTACAGAAACGCTCAATAAAATTGTGAGCGTAGAAGCGAATAGCGTGGAGGAGGCGGAAAATAAAGTTACTGAAAAGTATCATGCCGACGAAATAACACTCACCTCTAAGGATTATATCGGCGACGAGATAGAAGTCGATGACGAGCAGGACTACTATCGAACTATTGATGCTATGCGCCACATCTACGAGCACGTGGATTAGCCTAAAATCAGAGGACTCACTCCTCTGTCTATTAACCAAAGATTTATAGATATGAAGATTTTAAGAGACAATGACTACAACAGGCGTCCGATTAAGAATATGACAGCTTCTCGATTAAAGAATAGAGCAAATAAGGAATATGTACTTCATTTCCGCTGCAAGGAGCTTGGTACATCGTACACTATTGGGATAAACGCAGACCTACTTGTGTGGGCGTACCAATACCGAAATGGCATTCTTATTCGTTCTTTCAAAGAAGAAAACATACCGACTTTTAAAGAAGCGTATAAATTCTTTGTTAATTCTTGCGACCACTGTCTGTTAGAGCAGAGACTTGTAGAAATGGCGAAAACTTTTTAGCCTAAAAGCGCAGCTAAGAACTGCGCACATTAACCAAAACATAACGATTATGACAGAGAAAGAAAGAGTTGTAGATGCCATCGTATGGCACGTGAACTACAGACTTGGAGACAAAGGGGAAATGTACGTGATAAACGGAAAGCTTGCATGGGTTGGAATACAGCACAAGAACGATGCAGACTTATCCTTCCTCGAAAGCATTGGCATCTCGATACCTCCATACTACGAGGAAAAACATTGGTTTAGAGATAAGTCTGATTTCGACATATTCCTCAATAACGAAATCTTCAGAAAGGTATGTGAGGATTTTGCAGTCAACAAGCACGCCTAAAAGAGAGGCGTTTGCCTCTCACCAATAACCAAAACATAAGAATTATGAACAACGTAAGATTTATTCCAGGACAATATGAATGGCATCTCGTTGATGAGAAAGACAACGTGCTTCTCAACATTCCTGATGATTTCATTTACGATTGCGAGACAAAGGCTGATTTGGATTTCGTTATAAGAGACATTCCAAGACAGGCATTGCAAGCAGTCGAAGAAGGAGAAGAACTCTATGGATGTGACGTAAACAAATACGTCAGCGACATAGATGATGAATGCGTAACCAAGCTAATGATAGATACCCTATCAGAATACCTCGGGTTTACAGCCTAAAAGCCGTCTGAAGACGGCACTACAAACCAAAACTTTAAGAATTATGTATGTATCAGAACTATCGAGAGAACAACTTGTAGAGTTAAAATCCACCATGCTTGAAGCCATCCTCGGCTACGAGCCGTCATACGGAGAGCTTGTCATTGCTGACGAGCTTGTGTCTGACGAGCAGGTGGAAGAGGAGTACGGAGGCGTGTGTTTCACGCCCGACGACTTCTTTTGCTCAATGAGCTAACCTACGGCAGCGCAGCCTAAAAAGGCGTGCCGGAAGACCATATTTATTTCAACAGTAGTGACAGA